GTTTACATTATATGAGACGTGGTTTAATATACCACTATTGAGAATGTCTCATGCCGTGTGTATACGGAATATACACAGTGAATAAATTACACAGTGTCTCAAAAGTGGACACAGAAAGTTTAACAATGAAAAACGGGAACCAAAATGATACAGTGTCACAAGAAGTGACAGTGGCCCAAAACGACACACCGGCAGCTGCTCCGGAAGGATACAGACTGACCTCAACAGGTCGCCCGACACTCGTCGGAACTCGGCAGTGTACCGAATGTGGACGGTCTGAGTTTCACACGAAAAAGTTCGAGAAGTCGGGAAACCCTGAAGACCTCAATCAGCGGTATACCCTGTGTAAAGGGGTCTGCGTGTACTGTTACGCCAAAAAACGCAACAAGTCCACCGGAACGTCACTCAGTGAAACTCAGCTGCAGGCCAAAATCAAGTTCTACACCGACCTGCTCGCTCAGAAGACTGCTGCGCCGACCGCTCAGTAATGAACAAACCCCACGATGACTGAGTCTACGCCTGTGGTGGGCTCAGTCATCTCACCAGAGTAGGAGAGAACCATGAATTCCTTAGTGACCGTAGGTCTATCTGATAATTCTGATGACATAAAATCCAGATGGGACAATGTCATCGCCGAATTAACTGCTTTAGGACGAATAACTGGAGACCGTAATTTGAAAGCATGTGCTCTGATGTCTGCTTCTGACTTACAAGAATTTCTAAATCGAGTGTTAGAACCCAAGTGTACCTGTTATCCATTACCATCAGGAACTAGCTCAGAATGTAACATTCATGGGATAAAATAATCTGAAATTTAGTTCGAGAAATGTTAATTCTGTCCCTGAACCGCTAAGATTTCGTGTGTCAAAACGAAACAAGCCAAAGTGTCAAAATGATACATCCCAAATCAAATGTGCTATTTGGACACAGAGAAGTTGTAGAAAGCCGTGTCAGAACGATACCTTCTGAAGCTTCGTGTCAAAAAGATACCATGAATCAAGATACCGTTCGAAGCTTCCGCCTTCTTATAAGAGAAGCTGGATATTGATACAGGATACTGAATGAACCTATTGGCATAATGTTAAAGGTAGCAGAAGACTCTGCTAAAGTAGTTGAACTGCCACCTAAAGTGACCATGAACAAGGAGAAGGCATGAAAGTCAGAACTGTAGCACCACTTAAAAATGGAGATGAAGCAATACCGAAAGGGGCAATTTTGGAAGTGCTTGTTTTGAACCCATCAGGAGTACGAGCAGTTGACGAAAATGGCTCGATTCATGTGATAAATCCAGGAGACTTTGTCCCGGTGATCCTTGGGGAAACAGGCCGAAACATGCATTCAGATGAAATAATGAAGACTCTCGAGCTCAAGGCTGGAGGGCATCTGCCAAAAGAAGGAATGCCAATTCGAAAGATTCAGGATATTCAGGTATATGTAAGACCGTCCTATGATTACAAGAAAAACAATCCTCTGATCAAGGTTCGGAAGAGTTCTACGCATCGGGTAATAGCCATTTGCCCGAGTTGCGGAAGACACTTATCAGCAGGCCGATTGCACCAACATATCTGCAAACAACCTTGAGTGAAAAGAAGTATTTCCCTTGTAAGAACTTTGGTTATACAATGGAATTAAATGAACCACTCAACAGAGTTACCGACTGTAACCGTTAGTTACCATGAATAGGAGAAACCATGCCTGAAGAAACTGAAGACCTACGACCACGACTTCTGAAAGAACTTTCAACTGTGACAGAACAGGAAATCTACGATACCCTGAAAGAACTTCGAATCCTGTTTCCGTCCTACCGGGATGACCAACTCTTTACGTTTTGGTTAGGACGACTACATGAACAAGCTGGGGTCGACATCCACGATTTCGATTCTACGGTATCGTTCAAGAACTAACCAGCTGTAACCTTTGGTGACCATGAATAAGGAGAAATGAATGCCAGTACAAATGATAGATTGGCAAGAGAAAGCTCGAACAGCATTCGCCCAGTTGTTCGATAAAGCCTTAGTCGCAGAAGAGGGTGATGTGATTGCAGAGATCCCGGCAAATAACCGAAAAGTAATCAGGATCGAGCGAAAACAGGTAATCAAACCTGAACGATCTGATAAAAGAGGTTGGTTGCATCGGGAGATAAGGAGAAGCTTCAAATGATACCAGCGCCTAAACCAATCAAAATTTCTGGCAGTGAATTTGTATTGATTGCAATTCCCAAGAAATCCTACGAATTCCTAAGCCAATGGGCATCAGTGTCAAGAACTTTAACAAGAGCAAAAGAACATCTTGAAGAACTGGCTACAATGGATTTGAACGAAGGATTCCTTGAAGAAACTAACCATAATTTGGAAGAACTCCTATCGTTAATCCGGCCACTTGATGATGTAAACAATTCATGCAAACAAGCAAGATTTGCTAAAGAAATATTGGATAACAAAAGTAAATAAAGGTTGTTCCCCTGTTGAATCCTTGGTGATACAATAGGGATAGTTGAATGACTTCAGAACCAACCGTTAGGTAGAAAGGAATCACATGAAATTTGATGTCTACTTCATGATAAGAGGACAAGCCGGATCTACTGAGGTTCCAAACAAACATAACCCAGTTGAGGCCGAAAGCCTTGAAGAAGTCCTTAAGCAACTTGAAGAAAATCTACCAAAAAGTGAATCTCTACATCTGGAAACGATTGGGATTCGCATTACTCCAGTAAATTAAGGAGAATCTGCCATGAAGAGATTCATTGATTGCTTTACTCTGTTAATTAGAAAATGCAGACCCACGAGACTTCGGGCTTATTTGGATTATGAAGAGAACCAGCTATGAAATTGTACCTGATTTATAAGGGCAACCTGCGATCTTTGAATCATACCGGTTTCAGAGATAAATCTGAAGCAGAAGCCGAAGCCAGCAGGATTAACCAAGCCATAATTCAAGATAACAATAGAATTGATAAGAACCCAGCAACAGGACGTGGGTCTGCTTTTATGAACCTAAAACGAGAACCAAATTTTAATGTCAGAGAGGTTGAAATCTAAAATCATGGAAATAAAACATCCTGATGTTAAGGTGAAACTTGTCGGAGAAGACGGGAATGTCTTTTCTATCATGGGCAGAGTCGGGAAAGCTTTGAAAAGAGCTGGATATCCTGAATCAGCTAAAGCCTATTATGACGAAGTCATGAAGGCCAAGGATTACGATGATGCCCTGGGAATTACCATGACATATGTTGAGGTGGGAATAATGAATGCCCAGATTAAAGAAATCATCTGCAGTCTCATTATCACTGCTATCGTGGCCTCAGGAATGGCTGTGATAATCTGGGATGCGACAACCAAATAGGAGAATCATGAAAAGTCTTTCCGACCAACTCGTTAGCACTGGGATTGTAGCCCGAGCTGCTGAAGAATCACTGAAGGAACGTCAAGCCCAATCAACCAGACCTCGATGCATGTGCCATAACGTGTATCTCAGCAAATGTCCCAACGAACTCAAAAACAAACCCTGGGATTGTCGATGTGGAACTACAGCCAATTCACCGGGACGTACTCGTTGCCGAATTTGTGGGACTGTCAGAGGAAAGAAATGAGTAAACGGAAAAGGCCATCAATCAAAAAAGCTCGGGCAATCATTCTCAAAACGGCCGATGAGTTTCAAAAGGCTGGAATCGATTGCTCTCACAGATCCGTCGTAGTTGGTGGAGCTCGACCCAAACTTGTTCTAAAAGAATGGAAAGATCGGGAAAAAGATCATGGCATTCAGGATATTCCGAATACTCCGAAACATTCCTGAAGTATTTGAGGTCGAATCAGATACCTACGATAACGCCGTAGCCAAAATAGCTAACGGTGAAGTTCAGGAATCTGAATCTGAATCGGATACTTATGAATTAGTCGAAAGCTGGTGTTCAAGCTGTAAAGCAGTTACATGTATCTGTCCATATGAAAGGGAAGACTAATGTCAGCCAAACCACCTATTCCAGAATACATAATGAAAGACCTCCGAGAACGGATCGGACTTGAGAACGATGACACCAGTCGAGACACGGAAATCATGGAACGACTTCCCATGGATAATCTCCGACATCTATGCGCTTGGGAAATTGGAGATTCTGCTTGGGCCGATTGGATGGTCAAGAGAATGAGAGATTTGGGAATTGATTCTATTAAGGAATTAACCAGTCTTTATTGAAAGGAAATCATGTCTGACTTTTACTTCACATTCGGTGAGAATCATGGAGCCGATAGAAACGGATTCATTAAGATTACCGCTCCTTCAATGTTAGATGCTCGTGCTGCAATGCACAAGATTCACGGAGCCAAGTGGGCATTCTGTTATGAAGAAGCAGACCTAAATCGGGCGTTTTTCCCGAAGGGCGAAATGGCCCACTTCAATTATAATCTGACGGGCATTCCAGAACTTGACCCGGTTCCTATCTTAATCTATGTAAACGGTTATGCTCCGCCACAAGGAGCTTATTTTGCCGTTAAGACCAAACCTGTTCCCTGCGGGCTTTGTGATAAGCCAACAGAGATGGCTGGAACAAGACGATGCAATAGATGTTGGGAACTTGAGAAAAGAATTCAGGCCGACCCAGGAATCGCTCGAAAGATTTTGGACGATATCTTGTAAGGAGACCATTTGAAAAACCAAACATCCACATCAAGGCTAAAAAAGGCTTCAGAACTTTGGCACAAATTAAGTACCCGACTCGAAAATGAACCTGATCCTAAGCTTCAAGGTAAACTCATGGCTTTGCGAGCTCGAGCAGGTTACTTGTTTACGGCAAACATGAAGAATGACCCTCTAATGAATTACCTGGGGTGCAGGCAATTTCAAGAAGAAATTACAAGTGCAGGACAAATTGTTGGAAGAAGAACCTTTCGCTTGTATTACGTACAACGGCTCAAGAACTAACTGTCCGCCTAAAAGTGGACCATGAATAAGGAGAAACTCAAGTGACAAACCTTCAAAGGCAGAGATGTTTGAATCGGATAGAATCCATGTTTGACGCAAGCATGGATGACACCTCAGACAAATCTGAAACGGCTTTGATGATAAGGGGATATCTGGACGAACACTATCCATTATCTCCGAAGCAACTTAACGATTTAGGAGAATGCCCAACATGCGGGTTAGACACAACTGATCTGTAGAAAACAAATCAGCTATAACCGGAGAAATTAGATGGCTGTTTATAGGAATGGTCTGACAAACCAAATCAATCTCTTTGTCATGGAACCTGCTGAAGAAATGGCAGCTATCAGATTTATCAAGGAGCATAAGCCTCCAGCACCTGTTCGAGTGGACTACACCATATCCCTTGAAGATCAGGCTAAGAGACTCAATTTGAAGGGCGGATACGGTATTGACTTTTCCGACTTTCATGGGCTAAATTGGGAGAACAGATGGTAAAAACTTTCAACGGTGACATGGGAGAAGATTTCTGTTTCGGATGCTTTGCATCCTTGACTTCAGCAGATTTTGATGCTGGTCAATGTACCCAGTGTGGTACAACTGTTCTTTCCAAAATTCGTACTGGTGATTCAGAAGAACTACAAGAATTTGTGAATGCTACTGAAACCCATGAACCTGGATGTGAATGTCCTACTTGTATGACCGTTTACAAATTAACCCACTGAGGAATCTGATGAGACCTGAAATACAGCATCGAATACAAGAATTGATTGATTTCTGTAATGACGACAAGGACGAACTGTGCGTTAAGGCTTCGCTACTGTCGCTTAAAGCGGCAACTCACCAACCATATCCTCGATTACTGGCCTTCATGAATTACGTAACAGATTGGTCTGCAGATTTCATAAGGTCTATGGAACGATCCAGAAACGCCCGTAACAACTAAAAAATGAGGAGCGGGTGGAATATCCCCGCTCCTTCTCAAGTTTTATGGTCGAACCGCAATTTCTACGATTTATTGACAGTAGCGAGCTCATCTGCCTTAGCACCCAGGTTCGCGCCGCTTTGCACGACGGTAACGTTGTCTGTAACAATCGTAACGTTCTCGGCGGCATTAACCTCGGGCAAACCTTGCGCGCCGCTTTTCTTCGTCAAAAGATCTGTGTAATACTTGATCTTGGCTTCGATCTGTTCGACGGACATCTCAGCCGGCTTGACGGACTTCCGTTCAGTTTTGCCGTAGCAGTTCACGCATTTCCCCTTGCAGAAACTGTACCGAGGATTTTTCGCGAGGGTTTCCGATTCCTTGATTCCACATTCACTGCAAATCCGTTCTCCCTTGACGTTGTTTCCGAATTTGTCAGGAAGAACTCCTCGAGCTGCGGATTTTACCGGCTCAGGTTGAGGAACGGTTTCACCCCCAGCAGCTTCAACAGCTTCGGCCGCTGCTGCAAAGTTGTTAATGGGAACTGCCTCGGCTTCAGGAGTCGGAGCAATAGTTGTTGCCGACGATTTGTCGGTCTTGGACTCATCGGTCTGATGAGATTTTCGGTTTTTCTTATCGGACATGCTGAAATCTCCTTTGTTAAGACCTGAATCATTTCAGATCGATTCTCATTAAGAACATTTTACAATCAGAGGAGTGTCAAGGGAAATACTTTGTTAGCCGATTCCAAATGTAAAATCAATCAGGCAGGTAGAAACAAGTGGATTAAGGTGAATAAAAGTAGTTCCCCTGGGGTTTTTCATGTGATATAATGACCCTACGATGAGTTACACCAAAAATCTACCCAACCATGAACCTGCAAAGAGAAAGGAATTGACCTGTGACTATTAAAGAAGCCCACAAAACAATATCTGATCAGCTTAGTTCCAATCACACGATTTTTATTACAATTCGGTGTGGTTGGTACAATCACGTTTCTCCGGAAAAAAACCCTATCGTTGAATATCGGGTTTCAGTTTTACCTGGATTCGGAAAAACTTGCACTCAAGAAGAGAGTGGTGTTTCCTTGAAATCTGCCGTTGAACAAATATTAATGGCAATTCAAGAATCAAAATCTCCCAAAGCCAAAATTGATCAAGCTGAAACTGCTTTAACCGAAATGCAGAATATAAACCTATGACAAGAATTCTTGATCCTCAGAATTTCCGTAATTGTGTCAAATGCGGAGATAAATATATGGTAACACCAAACAAACCAGGTAAAATCAACGAATGCCATCAATGTGGAGCTGTGGCTGAGACAGAAGCTCGGGTGGGCGGTAACATGGTTTGGGAAGGTAAACAAGCTCCTTACATTGAAGTTAAATCAATGAAGGATGCCAAGAAATTCGCCTCTAAGACACGGAGACTTGGAGCAGGAGTTACGGCTTCTTTAGTGCAAAACAAGAATGTTGCGGAAAGATCGTTATTTCGTAACGGAACGTGGATGTCAGATGATTCTTTGGAAGGAGACTGATTATGGCACTAACCCCCAGTGACATAAATTTCTTGAAGATCTTGGAAGACAAATCAAGAAAAACGGTTTATCCTATTCCGCAGTTGTATTCTCAAAAGGATTTAGGAAAACTGTATGAACTGGCTAATAAATCTGGTCAATGGGATCAACGAGCTGGTTATCGACAAGGAAGTTTTGTCAGGTCTTTAATAGATGATGCTCGTGAGAAAGGAAATTGAATGATAGGACCAAAACGATTAGAAGAAGCGGTTGAAAAGGCCAGCACAGCTTTCTGGGTAGAAGTTGAAAAACAATTTCCAGAAATCTCTGCAGACAATCTCGACCATGGAACGGTTATTGTATTACAGTGGCAGATGAAAGAAGCTATAGAACGTTGGATTCAACAAAACCTCGAAGATATGGAGAACTCTAATGGTAATTAACCACCCACCAAGACGTTTATTCATTCAAATGTTTGGACGAAATGTTACAGCTCTCGAAAATGACCCTCGAAAATTCCATGATAACGGAAAACCCGTTCATCAATATCTTCATGAAGACATTATCAAGGCTCTGTTAAATGTAATGGAAATTCAGGAAAGTAGAGATTCTGGGGAGTTTCATTTGTCTATTGAGGCTTTCCGTCCAATGTGGGATGAGGCTAAATCAAACGCCTATAAAGAACTTTGAGTGACCCGTTCTGATGGAGAATTCAAACCAATATAATGGATAATACAGATTCAGACGACGACCAACCAAAAATTCAATGCCCTCAATGTGGCAATCTAACAACTTGGGATCCAATTTATGGCGACTTATGTTACAGATGCATAAGAGCTGATAATGAATAGGAGAAATTATGGATAGTTCTTCCATGGAATTAAAAGAAAACAAACTTCGAGCTATCGGTGAATTTGAATTTTTGAAATTCATGAGACTTCGTTGGCCATATGGAGGGAAGATTTTCCAGTTGGATGGATGTTGGATGGAAAAAGATCGTCTAGAAAATTCTGCTTCTGTTTTTCAAATTCTTGAATGTTTAGTGGCTCAGGGAGAAGTTGTAGAAATTGACGGAATCTATAAACCAGTTTGAAAGGAATTTAAGATGACCGATTTCCAAATCAGAGTTAATTTCTTAAAAGAATTCATTCCAGAAATGAGACATTATTGGAAGAATTGCACAAGTTTGTCTCGCCCATTTTTAGTTTGGTTTGTCGAAACGTTTCCTGAAATTTCTCCTGACGAGTTATGGTTCGCAGGATTTTAATTGGAAAGATGGGTCGAACTTCTTGATTGTTTTCCAGAGATTGAAAGCTGCCAAAAATACCTGTTTTCCACATTCGATTTGTTCTGCTTTCCAATGATATCCGATAGCATGACCAGGATGAGTTCTGGAAAAGAAGATATTCATTCCAGAATTAGGAGGAAGTTGAAGTCCCAGATGATACCCACCTAACTGGTAATGCTGCTCAAAAGCCAATTTCTTCTCATCTCCAGGTCCAAAATCTTTTCCCTTGAAGTCAATAACTACTCCGGTACTGGGTGAATGCAAATCGACTCTTCCTCCAAATCCAATCGGATGAGCAAATGATTTTTCTGTAACCCAATCATGAATGTCAGGAAAATGTTCTTGAATGACGTCACTAACTCCAATAGCATGTGGTAAGAACTTGCTATCTATCATTTTCCCAGATATATGTTTTTCACAAGCGTCATGGATTTTTTCTCCCATATTAGCAGCATCCATAACCTGTCTTCGAGAATCTGTATATACCCGATAAAGAAAGTCTTCATCAAGTTCATCTTGCCGCCTACCTAAAGTTAGAGCGGCCAGAATCCCTTGATCCACCTGCCACTTAGTTAATCCAGGCTTGTCAATGATGCTTAAGATGGTCATTACAGATGGAACCAACCCTAACTTCCGAGCATCCCGTAGTGTCGTAGCACGAGGTAAACCACTACCTGAGGCTGTTACCTCATGCATGGCTTCACCTGTATGGGTGTACCAGTGACTCATCCTTTATCTCCACAAACTGAACATGATTGATCAGCTATGTGCACATGGTCATCCATAACTTCAACAACAGTCAATTTCTTGAATTTTATCCAGAAATCTGTTAATGCTTGAGCAATTAAATGTCCTATGGCATCTTGAAGTTGTTCTGGATTTGGTTTATATGAAATTTGGCCCCATCCTCTTATTCGAAGTATGGAATCCTGACCAGGCCTATCAGCCACCATGTTGTTGTCTGCATCCCAAATGAATCCATGGTCAAATCGAAATGGCGGATGATAAAGATCCAATGCTAGTATAAAATGAGGATCTGTTAAATCTGGTTCATTCATTTGTTATTCCTGTTTCAGGTTCCTTTGAAATGCCATGTTTTTTTTTCTGGGAGAGTTCCATTCTTAAAATCATCATACACACAATCTGCACACAAGGCAGTTGGAGTTTTTTGACAATGTGTAATCTGGGAACAATCCTTTTGTTCTTGACATCTTGGACAGTAATGAGAATGGAATCCGCTTATCATCGACCACGACCTCCACGGAGCAATCCGTACAAAGCTATGATTACGAAAATCACAAATCCAACAAGTAGCCAAATTTCATCCGTGGTCATCTGTCTTGGTTTCATCAGGTTCTTTCCTTTTGCAGATGTATTTTGTTTTGGTTTGAAAATCTTCAATCATTTGATCTGAATACCCATCTTCAGGTGGAAATTCTTCCAAACAACGTTGAGCTCCTAACGACGGGCTTTCCGCTTCTGCGTAAGAAGCAAATTCTACCCCACATGAATGTTTAGCTGTTAAAATGTATTCAGATCTCATAATCTCCCAAAGTATTCTTCAGCTTCAGGTCTTTTCTTAACAATAGCTTTGGCATATTCATGGGCAATTTTTTCAACCCATTCATCATAGTGGTCTAGATTCACAAGTCGATTATGTCCTTTCTGTTTTCCTTTTTCAATGTAAGGTCTGGAAAAACAGACTTGTCCTCTCTTTATGGTTTGTCCACAACCACAGGAGCAATGCTGGTCTCGCGGAGCTGTTTCCTGAACAAAGGAATTTCTGGTAAAATCTGGTTTTAATTTAGCCATTAAAACAGGTCCTCATATATGGAATCAATGTCAGAGTCCGAAACCGACCCTAATTTTGTAAAATCCACTTTTGAAAAATCAACTCCAGTATCCATTAAGTTTTGAGCAATCAAAGGCATTAAAGTAATCAACCGTTCTCGAAACCTGATTTTAGAAATTTCTCTGATGATGACAATGTTTGATTCAACACTGGTAGTGTACTCAAAATCATCAGGATTTTGGTTTATTTCGTTTCGATTTTGATCCAGGACATTCATCTCCGGCTTTCCAGTGAATCATCAATTTTCCACAATGAACACATGCTGGTCTGACGGTAGTTCTCTTATCTAATTCGTGATACATGTAAAATTTATTTCAAAAAATCCTCCAATCCGTTCATTGTGGCCTTCACGCCTTTTCGCCCAGTAGCTTTATCAATTTTTCGAAGGAATTGATGGCTTTCTTCTTTTGTCATGTATTTGGTTGGAACACATCCGAAAGGACATTTCATTTCCTTTGCAATTCCGAACAGTCGACAAACGGCTGGTCTAACTTCATAAACAGAACATCTTCCATTTATTAATAGAGAGCAAGTACCAGTATTATCTACGGTTGGAATAGTTCCAGATATTTCTGAAATTCTCCTGAATTCATCAGGAATCATTGCAATGGGGCCACAACCTTTTTGGCAGAGCTCTTTACACTCAATGTCAGGCAAGATAGCATAAAGTGCATCAAGTCTTTTTTCAGATTTTCTTTTTCGATCCATAAGTTTTTAATGGCTTATTTTTCCTTGATCACAATACGTTTACTGCAGTATTGGCAGAACACAAAAGGATCTTCAGACCCATCAACCATTCCTACCGCTGAAAATGGGTGGTTATTAAATGTGTGGCCACATTCAGTCATAGCACAAGTTTCAAAAGTCTCAGTCCAAATGCAAATTTTCGACGATTCTGTTGAAATCTTGAATTCCTTTTTCAGAGTTTCTAACCGTCGTCTCATATCTCCAAGCATCGAAATAGCTTGACATTGGTCACAAAGTCTTCTTTGTTTCCGAGTAATACCCTTACCTTTTGTACAAGAACATGGAAGCTTATTTACTCTGGCCCTTACCGCCTTGCAAGTTTCAAGTAGTTCCCAAACTTCCTTCTTAACATCTACCGGATCTTCTGAATTACAGTGATTTTCGGCAGGTTGAAGTTCACGATCTTTTGGATGGATACTATTCCGATAAACTGTCATGGTGCTTTCCATCCTGTTGGAGATGACGGCATTCCTGCTGCTACATAACAAGTTGTACACAGAAAATGACCATTGGTTCGATTCAGAGTTCCTTCCTCTTCCCAAACATATTGGTTAGGATCCATGTTTTCAACTTGTCCCATATCAACATATTCTTGAATTTGATTTGGAGTTTTGTTGCATCCAGTACATATAAGAGGAATACCAGCAAGATACGGTTCTTCAACGTCTGATTCTGGAATAGTGCAATATCGATTTCCCCAGCTTGAATGCGTTATGGCAACAGTTTCAATCTTAGCTAGAATACGATCGTCATTAATGAGTCCATACGGATCTCCAGACTCTTCCACGATCATTCCAACAGAAACTTTTACTTCATAGCCGGCCGGAATTCCGTCAACACTTAGGATTTTTAATTTTCTTGGCATAAGAAGATTATATCACCAAAAAGACCTCAGGGGAACAACTGATTTCACCTTAAATTTTTTCTCTCAGAAAATCTGCAAGTTTTGCAGTGCATCGAAATTTTTGAATTGGAACCAATGACTTAAAAGCTGTGGTAAATGCGTTGGATAGAGACCAAAGAGTTCGTGATCCAAATGCTTCTTTGTAGGCGTCAGATATGGCGAACACATTTGTCTTGAAGTACAACTCATGAATGGTCATGAACATAGATTGAGGAAGTCCGAAACTTCTAGACGTAAAGGCATCATAGATAATTTCCTTGACCTCTCTGTCAGAAACTTGTCGAAAAATCATTTCCTCAATATGAAGCTCCATAGCTCGAGTTGCTTCCTGAAGCCGTTGAACGCACAAAACAGCAATATCCATAACAGACATAGAATGGACATGCTTAGAAAAGATTGGTTGAAAGTCGGACGAAAATGCCATGTTGTCACAAACAAAGACCCGATAACCAGCAGTCATTCCCAATGCCATGGATTTGTCGTTGGAATTTCGAATTCCGATCGACATGCCAGTCTGAGGAGTAAGTTCTTCGGACAAATCAAGAATTCCAAACATTCTCATTCCATCTTTAGAAACTGCAAATTCTTCTCGCCTGACACTGAATTTAACCTCAGTCAAGACTTTTTCCAAAGATTCCACAATTTCTATGTGCGGAATTGGTTTATGGCTATAGCTTCCCTTCGGAGTAGCAATTTCAGCCAATTTATCTCGTCCGATTAATTCAGCTCCAGAATGAGCACTTAAGATTCCAGCCATTCAATCTCCTTCAAGTGATTAAGATTCCAGTAAAGATTCATCCAAAGAATTCTGAACTCCTGTCAAAAAAGCCTTGAGACTCCTAACTATATCAGGAGCCAAAATTCTTTTTATCTTGGCATCAAGAGTAGCCGCAGTTAATTCACCAACAGCCTCACTGATTCTTCCATATTCTTCACGGAATTCAGTTTCTCCGATGACATCAGGCCATTCAATTTCGACCTCACTGTTAGCCATTTAGTTACCCCGGTTCTCTGTTAAAAGGGGATATCATCGTCCGTGATTTCGGGTTCAAACGATGGAGCTGATGGACCCCTTGAAGCAGGCGGTCTGTTTTGAGGAGGAGCTGCTTGTCCCTGAGGTTTCTCTCCAATGAAAGACATCTCAGTTGCCGTGAGAGTCAGGTTAAACCGAGGTTTTCCTTCGTTATCCTTCCATTCCTCAACCCCGATTCTACCAGCAACAAGGACAGGCCGTCCTTTCACAAGGTATTGAGAAGCCGTTTCCCCAAGCCTTCCCCAAATTTGAACCTTGATCCATAGTGTTCCATCTATCCACTCATTGTTAACCTTCTTCCGGTCATTAACAGCTATGGAAAACAAACAAATAGGGGTTCCTTGTGTAGTGTAACGAATTTCAGGGTCTCGTCCGAGATTCCCTATGAATGTGGAATGATTGTAACTTGAGCTCATGTTACTTGACCTTTCTCTTTTTCGGATTCTCTGATCATTTGAACGGTATCAATGATTAAATCAACTTCACTATCAGTTAATACCGTAACTTGTCTTGGATGGGTAGATTCAAAAAGTATCCAATACATAACGGGATCGTTATCATGAACCAAAGGAACTAAAATCTTATTGATGACGATCATATAGGCAAAATCTCGCGCCCACTAGACTATGTAGGTCGCGTTAAGATTCAAGATGGCATAGATAGTCTGATAGATTATATGTCGTTGTGAATGCCATCATTTCTTCCGTTTTCTCTTCAAATAAAGATTCCACAATAAGATAATGAAAAGAAAAATGGCATAACCAAATCCTATAAGAAAAGCTCCTAATTTGTCTTGTTCCTCAGGATTCATATTTTCTTCCGTTTTTTCTTCGGAAATTTTTTGTACAATGAATGTAAAAAGATATCAGTTTGAAGTATTACCAGCTCAACATTACCAGGAAGATCCAAGTCAATTTCCACATCTTGTGTAGTTATTGGATAAAATGACCCAGAATCTACACAACAAAATATTGGATTCTTCATTTCATAAACAGTAGCGACAGATCCAAGCATCTTCCGCCGTTCCTCTTCAGTTGCTTCACGGCGAGGTAATGCCTCAATGTCAACTGGTTTTCCCAGAATCAAGAATTTCATTAAATGGTTCACCCAATCGTTCGGTTATTTCATCAGCACACACGAAATAATTTCTTTTATCTGAATGAGATTCCAGAAATTGTCTTACCAATTGTCCACCGTCAGATTCAGTACTTCTGATAACGTCCGTCTCATCATAAAGCCAGTCGATAAAATTAACCAGGGCACTCATTATGACCAAACCACGATGTTCGATTACTTTTGGATCAGTAAATCCAAGAATTCCCGTGGCCAGTTCCATAGTTGTTCTTACTGGAATATGGCCATGTAAAGTTTCGGTAGTGACTTTAGTTGCCAGATCTCGTAGTTTGTCAATGTTCTCGTTTGTCATCTTTGTGGATTACTCGACTTTCTGAAAAGTTTCCTGTAACAAACTACACAAACTCCTCTACAAAGTGTGTATTTTGGATTTCTTGAGACCATCTCAGCTTCAGACACTCCACACTCTGAACAATACCTTTCTAATCCTAAGACCCTGGCTCCACGTCTTATCCCGTCATTTCCTTGAGTGACTTCTTTGGTTCGGATCTCTTCCTTAGCTTTTTCTGCCCAATAATGATTTTCTTGAGTGTTCTCATCAACCAGTTTGTTCGCTAGTTCTTTAGAAGGATTTTCATAAAGTTCGAATATATGGCTAAGAGTTAAGTATGACGGAGAAGCTGGATTCAGTATCTTTCCTCTCCGATTTACTCGACTGATCCTAATGAATTGGTTTGTTTCAAAGGTATCTTGAAAACCAAATGAATAAAGAACCGTAAGTCCTACTAGCTTTTTAGTCGGAGCCCGGTGGAAACTACATTGAACAAACTCCTTATCAAATTGAACTCCCCAATGAAAATGACGTTCACCGTGTTTAATCTTTTCTTGACATCTGAAACAGGGTGGAAGCGATTCATTATCACTGTCAAAGATATCGGTACTAACTTTAACTGGCATAATGGCTATGTTTGTTCTTCAGGTCTTTTTCCCACCATAAATGGCTACAATCCTTACATTCAAATGTCGGACATTGGCAATGACCTCCACAGTGTCCATTATACTGAATGTTGCTTGAAGAACATTTGGGACATTTACGAGTGTCTTCGCTCACATAATCATTGTATCACCAATTTATCTTTCGGTAAACCAAATTAACATCAAAGATTTCACCGAATGAAAAAATAATCTGGCCGTTAAGGTTTCGAAGTTCCTCCAGGAATTACAGACAGATTGCCCGTTACTCCTATCTCGGATCCTCTAGTCTTAACGGCCAGATTTAGTAGCGGCTACGTTTAACCACGATCGTGTCAGGTTATTGTAACCGGAGTCACGATCGCATTTAACCGTGAACTTCAGCCAGCAGACGTTGTGCCAGCTGATCCGGTTGCGTCAGCAGCCGCCGGTACCGGAGTCGCAGTTGTTCCCGCGGCTTGAGGTGCTGCAGCCGCCTGATTGGCAGTGTCAGCAGCTTTCCGGGAATATTTGATCGCCCCACGAACCAGAATGCCAGGCTTGATTCCTTGACCACCAACTTCGCTGATCAATGGACGTTGCTTATCGTCCAGCTGGCCGACCTTGTCAGGATACTTCACGTTGACTTCGGCCAAGGTCGAGCCGTAAATCACCCTGTCACCCTTGCGATAACAGAGGACGTCAACACCCTGGCAAAGAGAGTACCGGGGATTTTTCGCCAGGAAATCTGCTTCCGGAGTCAAACACGCGGCGCAGGTTCGATTGCCTTTCTTCAAGTGTTCAGGAATCGAGTCTTTCTTCGAAACCTTTTTCTTTTCGCCTTCCGCAGTAGTTTCAGCTCCCTCGACAGGAACCGTTACATCTTGCGGTACGGCTGTTGCCGTAGCAGTCGGTGCTGCTTCGGTCGCTGCTGCTTCAGGAGCCGCAGCTGGTGCAGGATTCTTAGAATCCTTATTTGTTTTGACCATACTCTTAGAGTACCTACCTTTCAAAAGTTTGGTGTTATCACCATGTTAAATACATTGTATCACTTAAAAATCCATTGGTACACCATCTATTTGACGTATGAAACAATACACTTACAAAAACGATCTTGTGTATCGTTATGGGACATTTTATCATTGTTTAGCAAACTTAATCCTAGTTCTTTCAAGAGATTTTAACCGACCTTGTTCACTACATGCTTTACATATCCGTTTTCCATCTTTACGTCTAAAGGTATTTTTCTCTGTGTAAAGATGCTCATGAACACAATGGGTTTTAGGAGTTATTCCAGTTCCTCCATCATTTCCGTTTTCAAGAAAACAACCCTGAACTCGAAAAACTTTTATCCAAAATTTTTCTCTTTCATTTCCTCTATTTTCCGGAATATCATCCTCAACTATTCTGAATCCATATAACCAATTAAAGAAATTTTTGTGAACCCTGAATCGATTTTCAGGATTGGCACTTTTGCCAACGTACCGAACATTTCCTTCAATATCTAGCAGAATGTAAATTGAAACAATCATTTTCTTTTCTGTAAATTTTTGGAAGCAATTCTTTTTAATTCAGCATGCCAATTCTCAACACCATGAGGTTCAGCCCATGTCAATGCATCTCTTATGATAGTTCCATGACATGGTTTAGGTGGAACACAAGAACATTGAAGGATAATATCTCCTTCCTGAATCAAGATAAACAAAATTTCAGAAAATTCCTGAATTACAACATGGCTTGTTAAAAGTCTTTTGAATAACCATTTCCTGTATTCTTTTAATGAATTTTCAGTATCGGTAGGAGTTTTTGTAGAAATGTTTGGTCCAACACTCATGTGAGAAAACGGACGCTGAATAGTTTTTATAGCAGCTAAAGGATTTACGTCATAATAGAATTTGCTTCCGGTTCTTTTCCTATCATTTATTCCGACAATATGGATCATAAGAAATTTTACTGAAGGACAATGTTAAGTTCAGTCATAAGATCCCGTAATCCTCTAAAATCTTCTTCCATTTTCTTCAAACTTCGAAAAGAAGCCGTAACATTAGGACTGGTATGGTACAATGGAAAGATCGTTTTATCTTTCCATTTAATTGAAGTTGCAACACTTTCCCAAAGACCTATTTTAGGAAATCCAAACAAAACCGTTTGACATGCATGAAGTGCCGCCCTTCCAAGAGTACAAATGATTTGAGGATCAACGAGATCTACCTGAGACCTTAAAAAGTTCCCACATCTAGTAATTTCATATCCAGCAGGCGGACGAATTTGTAGATATCCATAATCATCGTCGTATTTCTTTTCTGAAGATTTGATTGGAGTATGTAGTAAGGCATTAGTAACAAATACGTCCATTCGTCTAATATTAATGGAATGAAGTAAGTACTCAAAATTCCATCCACTTTGATTACCATAAAATGCTTTTAGTCTATTTTCAGGTTTCCTGACAAATCCTGGAGCTTCTCCTATGAACATAATAGGAGAATTGATATTTCCATTATTTTGATTCAGATAAGTCAATTTATGAAAAACATTTGGACAATCTGTGCACTTAGAAGCCATGTCACACATTGCCTGATATTCATCTTTCTTGCTGAGGTTCTTAAATCCTTGTAAAGAACTAAAAGTTGGCATTAGATTATTCATCCTCTGAAAGAAGAAATCGTTTCCTTGGTTCAGCCATTTCATCTGATCTTTCTATGGTCATAATTTTTGGAAGAGCCGCTGCCGTTATAGCAACTCTAACTTCGAATGGCTGCATTAATATTGGTAAACCAAGTCTTGTCAAATGTTTACATTTACGATGACCTGTGAAACCCCGACATGAACAAGCCCACCAACGTCTAGTGCGATGTTGGGCAATAGTATATTCAACATTGGATGAATCAGATGGAACTGTAAATCTGTTTATCCAAAGTTCTGTATCTGGTAATATTTCTCCGCCAATAGGAACTTGAATTTCAGACGGAAACGAAGGAAATTCTACAATCCTCCCTGTTTCTGGAAGCAATCTTAATAATGGTCCGTCTTCTTTCAAGAACTACCGAAATCCTTTCAGATTGCTTGGACTTGGACCTCGATGTCGCCCAACTCCATGCCGGCGTCTTCGGAGTTTAGATCCAACATTGATAGGTTTCTTGGATCTTTCTTTCGCTTCTCTTTTCTTGGCTCTGATTACAAGTTCTTCTTGTACACGATGTTTCATGACACGCCTTTCTGAGAGGATTTTTTAGGATATCCACATGTCCAGCAAAAGTAAGGAACCTTACTTAACGGAGCACAATCAGAAGCAAATCTATGGAAATGAATTAAACAGTGAAACCAAACTTTTATCATGATTGTTCTTCCATTCCTCTTAATTCTTCTTCAGATTTTGGACTCATTGGAATTCCAAATCCTCTTTTTGATAGGAATTTGATTAAGACCTGTCCAGTGGGGGTTAAATGATGACCGTATCCTTCGCATTCAGGACAAACGGTATCGCTAAATCTAGATTCACCACTTCCAAAACATTTTGGGCAAGAAATCCAAAGATCCGATTCCTTGATAACGATTGAATCTTCATCGCTCATGAAAAGATTATATCACCAAAAATTGTTTTGGTGAACTTACAAATGAAATTTATATCTGGATTGTTAAATTATGGAACCTTGAGCCACCCAAGATTTGCCATATACAAGAAATGCTGCATCTCTCACATGTTGATTGGATCGATCTGGATATCCAGTAATTTGTTGAAATTGGTCAGATGTCCATTTCTTGCGTCCTACTGGTTTGGAATCAAATACGGTGTAACCTAAATTCCTGAGTCCATCTCTCAAAAGAATTCCTTCACGAGCATTTCCACCAGAATCCCACACAATTTTGTCTCTGGTAGTTTCCTTAGATCCAGCTTCCTTCAATCTTGCTGCATGTCTAGCGTAAAGAGATTTCACCAAAGAAGGTTGTTCAATATACACCTGAGAAATGTGAACAAGAGGATCAGCACATCTAGACATTAGTGCATAAGTTTCCCAAAAATTCAGAGTGTAAACGGATTTGATCTGTCTTGTTTCTAAATCCAACACACAAATTCCAGTACTTCCTCCTGGATCGATTCCAATTAGGAGTCGGTTTCTGTCTGCGATTGTGATATCTCTAATTTCTCTTCCCATGAATACATCCTTTCCACTAAATGTGGTGTTTTAAGTTCGGTCATTCTTTTAGACGGTTTGTCAAATAGCAACTTTATATTGGCTTGTTCACCAGAATCTCTAGTCTTAAACCAACATAACATGCTATCGACTTCCTCAAGACCTCCATGTCGAGCAGTCTCAGGAACTCTCCAAAATGCTCCAGCATTGTCAGCCAAATTGGAGATTTCACTAGCTCCCTTGATGTCAGATTTGGTAGGCGGCATATTTATGTCACCCCCCTTTTTCCCATGAGCCACTAAATGTACATGAACATCGAAATCATCGGCAAACTGTTTGCAATGTTTGGTAAAAACAGCTTGTCTATGGTATTCATTTTGAGCATCACTCATGGATAAAATCATTATCATGAGATTGTCCAAAACAAAATTCTTACATCCATGTTTTTTGTAAGCAAATTCCATGGCATCAAACAAATTTTCCTCGGAAGTTCCGCCCTGCTTATCATAAAGATGAACCAAATCAGCATACCAGTCTCTTATATTCCATTTTGCCAATTCATTAACTTCCCAGTAAGTTCGTCCTGTTCTTTTTGACAATCGTTCCTCAAGGAATCTTGGGCCAGCCGCAATGAGTTCGCACCAATATTTGATTTTGGACTTCTTCATTTCTCCGGAATATATAAAGGTTGGAACGCCTTGTTGAATTGGTTCAACTACGCACAATCCTAAAACTCCGGTCGTCTTACCAGCATGATTGTCTCCAGACCAAATGGTAAGACCCCCACCGCTAAATCCTCCCGTAATCGCATCAAGTTCACTGATTCCGGTCATGATTCCATCAAATACCATCTGTTCATCTTGAACATCAATTAATCGGATTAAATGTTCAAACGGATAAGCAGGAGCATTCTCAACCAACCGTTGCATGATTGGAATAGCTTCATCACCTTCTTGTTTTCGTAGATAATAGAGAGTGGCATTTGCATCCTTAAACATTGACTCTACTACGCGGACCCGGTGAATCCCTAATCGTCTAGCAATTTCGCCCATTGCTCTTTGTCCTGATTGGTCATCGTCACACCAGAGTACAATGTCTGAGTATTTTTCCAATTCATCCCAATCGTTCTTTATCCAATCAAGAGAATCATCTCCAGATGGAACTGACGTAGCATTTGGAATTTCTGCTTCAACGCAGGACATTGCATCATATTCACCAAGGCAAATGACTAAAGGACCGTGAGATGGACTGGCTTTTTCAAGTCTCCAGAGAACATCTTTGCCACCACGCTCTCTCCAAGCCTTTCGTTCATTTTTAGCGGGATCGATTTTTCGAGGTAATCGGAATTTTAGAAGGCAGGTTTTTCCATCCAACGTATCATTGTAGGTAAAGACAACGTTATTTTCAGAATCAGACTTTATGTCACAATCAATTATGGTAGATTCTGAAAATCCTCTAACATTTGTCAAATAAGCCTTAACCAGATCAGAAACATCTGATAGATTGGTTCTTGGCTTAACATAAGTAATTTTGGCCCTGCTACTTGACGGACTAAAGGTTCTATCTGGCTTATCTCCAAATGAAGCCATCAATTGGGCAAAATTACTTGCCACATTGCAAGACCCTCTTTTACAGATGTAATTGCCATCTATAGAATGAATTGCAAATGTGTGGAGATCGTTATTTCTCCCTCCTTGACAGAATGGACATCTTTTTATGTCAACCCACATTCCCCTTTTTTTGTAAGGCCATCCTTTTTGAACAATGTACTCTATTGGAGTTATTTTATCTGTTGCCACTGTAATTTATTTGCCTTTCGATTTGTCTTCTGGAGGAGTAACCGGATCAGAAGATGCCGCAGACGCTTCTTTCTCGGCTTTTTTGGATTCAAGAACGGTCAACATAGCCTGTTGTCGATCACTCTTCAAATCATCCAATGCAGAACCATTGTTGTTTTTCTTGACCCAAGTGTCAAGTTGTTCTGGAGTTCCACCACTTTCTTCCCAAATCTTTTTGATGGCTTTCGTTAAGTCAGGATCATTTGCATAATTGGCACGTTGATCCGTCTTCGCATCACCTTCAGGATCGTCACCAGTCGGAACGAGAAAGGTCTTCATCAAGAAGTATTTTTCCGCTCCTGTATATGCTTTATAAAGACCTTTGTCTCCCTTGTCGTCACCTGTTCCTGCCCAATCAAATGATTCAGTTTGCCCAGTATCCGAGTCAATGAATTTGAAAGTCATTTCGACGGTTGTCAAAATTCCTTCGACTTTTCCATCAGCCTTAAGTCTGATATCGTGTTTGTATCCTCGGACAGATGGAATTAGAATGATTCCGCGAGAGACAAATTCCGCTCGCAGAGATTCAACCAAATCCTCTTCTCTCAGATATTTGTATTTATGGAAATCATTCCATCCTTTTTTCTCAATACGCTGGATGACCGCCATTATCTCGACTAATTTCTGAGAAAGATTCTTTGGGGGTGTTTGCTCTTCTGACATGATTATTCCTTTCTAACGGACGAAATTGCAGATTTACGACTTAACCATGACCCAAACCGTGTTTCTTGATTGTTCAGGAAACATTGGAGCCATGATGATTGAAATCAAATTGGAGTCGTAGTACTTGTGGAGCTCATGGAACACGTATGACTGATGTTCGTTCATCAGGTGTTTGTAATCTTTTGCCGACGCAAATGTTCCATATTTCTCTACGATTCTGAATCCATTATCTTGAAGAATTTGTTGAAGTTCATTATGGTCAAATTCTTGAGGTTGAACTCCACGACCATCTCCACTGTCGTAGGTGTGATTTCCAGCTGCTCCCACAACCGGATCGAAGTTGGGAGTTGACAAGTAGTAGGTGGCGGAATTATTTCCACAAGCTTTGAAATTTTCAAGATACCGATGAATGTTTTGTTTGCCGATATGTTCAACCACTTCAAATGAACAAACATGGTCGGCATTCATTTGCATGTTGGCAAAAGTTTTAGGTTCAGCTTTTACCAAATCAATGGCATAGAATTTTACCCAATTTAAGGGAAATTTTTGAGCCGTTTTTTGGATCGTTTGAGTTCTAATGTCAAACCCAAAATATGCTTCACAAGTATGCTGATTCCTATATAAGGTTTCTAAAAGCTGACCCTTACCGCAACCAAAATCAACTACTCGCTCACTTCGTCCAATTCGTCGTAAAACAAAACTCCATCTCAAATAGTGGGCGAAAACATCCCGATGTAGGACGTGACGCTCAAACGTTGATTTGGGGTCGAGATCCGTTGCATTGTAGCCCTTTGTACTAATTCCCATTTTCTTCTCCTATTTCAAACCGAAGTTTTCTACGCGGATTAAAAAAATTTATCCACCTTAAATTGGTCATTTCTCATAAACCCTGTAATACTTGGAAATTCATACAAAAGTTCTCCAGTTAATCCATCAAAGATTTTAACAAATTTACCCCTTTTTTCTTGGGATGTTTTCGGCTTTGCCCCATATCTCCCTTTTGACCTATAAGTCCCGCGTCTGACTCAGAAGTCCCCGGCCACGGCTCACCAGCATCCCGCAAATCTTCAAAGGCTTGAATTGCGCGCCGCAGCTCTAAAGCCCTCGCCTCGGAAGCCGCGAGCTGTTGCCTCGCGTCTAAGATAGCTTGTTTCCAACCACTTACGGGCGCACCCCTGCTTGCCAAAGATTTATCTTTAGACTTGCACGTTTCTCTTGCTTTATTTTTACTCATAAGTGATAATCCTGCCCATGCCCATTTAGACAAATGCCATGGCCCATTATGTTTGGCGTGCCAAATATGAGAATATAGCCTGTTCTTAAGATTACTAGTTTTCCCAATATATCTGATCTCCTTAGTTTCAGGATCAACTAATCCGTATATTAGACAACCAGTCATTCTGTATATCCTGGATCTTTTTCAAGGCCTTATAAAATGCTTGCAACTCTTCTTTACTTGAACTGTCTAAAAATTCCATTTGAAAAGCTAAATTTCCTCTGTGAGTTTCTTCATAATTCGTAAAAATCAATACATGAAAAATATCAATAGTGGTTCCATCAAAATCAGTAACTTTCAAATGAGCTGAAGATCCTCTTAAACAATCAATTTCAATAATGATTTTGGATTCAACCGGAAATGACATTTTTATTTATCCTCGATGTAATGCGTGTATCCAATTCCGAGTTCCCGTAAAATTTTCTTGGAAACTTCAAAATCATCTTTCCATTTGGAAAAGTTTTCAGAATTTCCTACCTGGAAGATAATTCTAGCAACTCCGACTTGTGCCAAAGCTTTACTGCATTCAGGACAAGGATACATTCCAAAAACGCAAATTGTCGAAAGGTTCAAACTAACTTGAAAATTGCAGGCATTATAAATGATGTTTGATTCGGCATGGACAATTCTAGAATATTTGGTTAATCGATCTGTATAAAGTACCGAATCATCATGGGCACCAGAAGGAAAACCGTTGTATCCCTGAGCCAAAATTCGACGATTAAGATTTACGGCAATAGCTCCAACTTTAGTTGACGGATCCTTAGACCAATCAGAAATGAGTCGGGCAACTCCTAAAAACCTTTCATCCCATTTCCGAGACATCTGATCACTTCTTAATTTTAATGGAAGAGTTTCCTCACAAATCTTCATGAATAACTTCTTCACTAATGAGTCGTTTCCGTGTGACTAATAATTCTTGTGGATTTGGAATATGATTTCCAGTATCAATAAAATGCTGGACTAAATCAAAATTCCTCTCGTACAAGTGTAAACTTCCACAATTCCAAATGATTGCTCCGCGACGAAGATTCCGATAATGTCTTTGCAGTTTGACAAACATGCTATTAAAGACAAATTCTTGCCATGCAAAATCATTTCGATATCCTGACCAAGCATCGTTGGATCTCATGTCTACTTTGGCAAAAAGTCTGACAATTTCTTTTTCGGCAGGGTTTTCTCGAATGAAATATTGAACGGTATTAGTACAGATGAAATCAGACATTCCACGCCAATTAAATTCTTTCCACATAGAAGGTCTGGTGTAAATTATCACAGCCCTTCTTGAATATGGATTATTTCGAAGTTCCAAAAAACAATTCTCAAATTGGGATCCATTGCCCGCATCAAACACTAGAAAACCGTAATTTGAATTCACAAATTTCCCACCATCCTTAGATGCAATTTCTTCCCAAATCCTTGGAATAGGAGGTTCCATGTCACAAAGAGTCAAAGACCTTGACAAGTACCATCCCAATTCACGTTTTATGTAATTTGGATTTAAGATTCCAAATATAGTCTTGTCATCTGCAAGAAACTGAGCGCCCAGAATTTCAATTGTCATCTGTCCAGTTTTGTCTGGAACAAATGACTTTTGTTCGTATAAAAGAGCAAATGTTTCCCGAATCTGTTTTATTGTATCCATTTAGGTAATAATTTCTCGGTTGAACATGTCTCGATTTTCGATCTGTCCTTCCAACTTCCCTTCAACAATAGTATGACCGATAGCCGAATAAATGCTAATGTCACGAAGAGAGTCTTGTATGCTGTCTGTTTTAGGACCACTACCACCACTGAAGATTTTCTTAAATTGACGACGGAGCCGCTTGACTTTTTTCTGAATTTCATACATGATGTCATTAATCCCATTTGGGTAATAAGTGGCATGCAGAAACTCAGGATCATGCTCATCATCGTAATCGTCGGTTTTGGAGAGAGCAAAATTCTGGAAATCTTTCAAAGTTTGTATGTGACTTGGAATAGACGGACAAGATTCATCTTTTGTAGCAGGATATTGTATTTGGTTTATAGCCAATCCAAAGTATCCTGTATTATCAGTATGACTAGGAGCTTTCCAACCAGGAGGTTTGATGAGGTCAAATCCTCCAGATCCGGATCTTGTAGGATTTTCACCTGGTTGTTTTGCCATGTTAGCGTCAAGAACAGCATTCCAAGCTGTATATACATTAACGCCACCAAGATCCAATGTTCCAATGGCAACAACACACAAATCGATAAGAGCATCCACAAATTCTTCAGGATTTTTGGTAATAATGGCTTTATCTAATTCGTCCAACTCTTCATCCAAAAATCGTTTACGGAATTCTAGAAATTTTCCGTTGAAATCAACTCCATGAGCACCAAACTTCTCATGCATTTGGTGAATATCACGTACCCAGTCAATTGACATAAAATTATTGGTCCTTTTCTACTGGGTTAACTAATTGGAGACCACTGACTACCGGCCAATAATACTTAACTGACCTTGGTCTTTTAACACAGATGACGTAGGATTCGTGGTCACGAGATGAACCATGACCATCTTTTATGAAAGTATTTGGCGGGTGACGAAGTGGAACAACTTCATGAATTGTTCCTGTTTTTTCTTTCCAATGACCGTTAGCTTGAGATTTCCAAGTTACTGAATCACCAAGTTGCATTTGGTATAACCTCCAAAAGTGATTTTTCCATCGAAACTAAATTATATCACCAAATAATATTCTGGTATACACTTTTTATTCCTCAAATTTCACCAATATTTTTTCACAGAAATATACCTAAATGATTATCTGTCAATCATTTATGAGGAAAAATAGTTGTTTACAAGTGGAATTTTATGTGATAGAATAAGGAAACCGTTTGCGTAAGCAAACTTAATTCTTTCTCTTATGTTAATAGGTCTTAATCTTAAGAGGTGGTAATAATGGATTTTGTAGATTTCCGCCGCTTCAGTTGAAAGAATTCAATGCAATTTTCCAAATGGTAACAGATGTTTCTTCCATCCGTAAACCAAATTGGTTTATTGTCCTTAATCAATTTGTCATTAATTCTGTAACTTCGGAGAGTGACTCTTGAAACCGACAAATTCATTTCTTGAAGTTTTTCCAAAAGTTCTTTTTCATCAACCAATGTTCCTGGAATATTGTTTGTACGAATATGGTCTTCTATCAGAGAGGCCAAAACTGTTGTGATGTGTTTTCCTTCAACAAGCGAGAGTTTTCCAAATCTCTCAAACTTCTGAATGAAATCGGTTCCAAACATTGACCAAATGAAAGTCTTGGTTTGTGGTTGTTCCATTACTTGATCCATAATCATTTCCTCACTTAGGATATCATAACATGTTTTTATTCCAAAGAAAACCAATTTTTTCATCGATGAGTTTTTTGGTATACCTTAAAAATTTCAGGATGTAAGTAACCATGGCCAAGAAAATTATTTGGTATACCAGATATATTTTTGATGTTACTATAAGAGATTATGAGGGAATACAAAACTACCGAAAAACAAAGAGAATATTACCGAAATAGAAATAGGATAAACTGGAGGCCTCGATTAGTCAGGTTTCTGTATTGGGCTAGAAGAAGACAAGGAGATTTAGTAACAATCACTATTGAAAATTTGATGGACCAGTTGCTAGATCAAAATTACCTGTGTTATTATAGTGGGATTTCTCTTGATTTGACATCTCCAAAAAATATGGCTCCAAGCATTGACAGACTGGATAACACAAAAGGTTACATACCAGGAAATGTCGTTTTTTGTTTATGGTGTATAAACCGAGCTAAAAGCAACATGACTGAAGAAGAATTTCTAGTTATATGTAAATCTATCGCAGTCTGGCAAGAAAAGAAAAAGAAAGATATTCCCCTAATAAATCTCAAGGTGTATAATAATCTATAATGATGAGAGAGCAATTCAGATTTGGCAAACAGGTTTGTGTTATTCCAGCGAGTCCGCATACAATGACTCCACATAAACACAAATGCCAAAATCAAAATTGTCAATTTGTATGGGCTCATGATCCAGATAAAATTCTAAATCCTGAACTTGCTCATACCTGTAGAAAATGCGGACAAGCCCAAACTCTGATTTATCGAGGATCCCGAAAAATCCAGTCAGTCGACCATAGTCGAGGAAAATTTGAATGTCAAAATACGATGTCCTCCTTGGAAAAGGAATTAGATACTGCGATGGAGGAATTGAAGCCATTGCTGAACTCAATCGGCTTACGAAGACTGGAAGAATTTTTGGGGTTGACACCGAAACAAAGACATTAGACCCTCATACTGGGAAACTTCGTCTAGTTCAGATTGCCGACTCACAAGGACATATAGGCATATTCGACACCTGGAAAATAGGTGATGAAGGGAAATCTTCATTGTCCGCATTTCTGTCAGACCAAAATACCACCAAAATTTTCCACAATGCCAAGTTCGACATTAAATTCCTTAAACTCCATCTTGGAATTAAGGAATTATCTCCAATAATTTGTACAATGCTAGAGGCATCACTATTAGCATGTGGAAACATGACCATGTCTAAATCTCTAGAATCCGTTCTAGAAAGATATCTTAGCATGGCTATTGACAAATCTGAGCAAATCAGTGACTGGGGAAGAGAGGAATTAACAGTAAGCCAACTTATATATGCTGCCACCGATGCCAGAGACCTAATTGAACTTCACAATACCATGTACATGTTTATCAAGAAACATGGTATGGAAAGAGTTTTCAGAGACGAGATGAACTGTGTTCAAGCAACGGCTGAGATGGAAATTAATGGAATGCCTTTGAATTTTGACGCTTGGTATAAGAGAGCCGATGCTGATGAACTTGAGTCCAAAGAAGAAGAATGGAAAATATTTGAACTCTGTGATGCCGTATCAAATGAACCAACATTGTTCGGTGAACCTCAAACCTTCAACATAAATTCTCCAAAACAACTTAAAGAAAGGCTTGTTAGATTAGGAATTAAAATCCCTGTCATCGAGGAACGAGATGGTCGGATTAGAGAAACTACTGGAAAAGACCAATTAAAAGAAATTGAACATCTCCATCCCGTAATTCCTCATATAATAAGCCAACGCATCCTTCATAAAGCATACACAACTTACGGGCGAAATTGGGCCAACTGCATTAATCCTGTTACCAAAAGAGTCCATGCAAATCTGAATCAGAACGGATCTGAAACTGGAAGATTTACAACAGGAGCTGATGTCTCAGAACACATGGATCCTCCCATGCTTGGAATTCCACGAGCCGATAAATTTCGGAATTGTTTTGAAGCTCCATACGGAAGGTCTTTAACTTGGGGTGATTATTCTCAAATTGAACTCAGAATCCTTGCAGATTTTAGTGGGGATCAGAATCTGATTCAAGCTTTTATCGATGATAGAGACCCACATTTAGATGCGGCGGAAAGATTGTTTGGAATTCCTCAAGACAAAGTATCTCATGAGCAAAGACATTTAGCCAAAGATTTGAACTATGCCATCCCTTATGGCGTAGCTCCTCCAAAATTTGCTGTAAAAGCCCATATATCTGAAGAAGAATCAGAAAAACTGATAAAGAAGTATTTCGAAATTTATCCACGAATTAAGTCTTGGCTTAATGCTGCTGGATGGAGAGCCATTACTCAAAAAAATTGTCGGACCGCTTCGGGAAGATTACTCCGATTCAATTACGATGAAAAAAGTCCCAGAGCTGTTTCAATGGCAAGACGCAATGGGAAAAATGCTCCTATACAAGGGACATGTTCCGATATCATCAAAGTGGCATTGTTTAAGGTTTACACTCAAACCAGACCAACTTCCATCAAATTATGTCATGTTTTCCATGATGAAATTATCGTGGAATGTGATGAACAAGATACACATATGGCTGAGGCTATTGTAGAACAATGCATGGTTTCCGCCGCTCAAATGTATCTTAAAAATGTTCCGGTTAAAGTTGACATCAAGTCAGGAAGACGGTGGGGGAAATAAATGACTTCAGAACAAACCAGAGAATTACAAATCCTTCAAATAATCTGTGTCATAACCATGTATGCTTCTGGAGTTTTAGGAAGAAAAGACTTGATTGAAAGGTCTGTTGATGGAGGAAGAAGATACGGATTTCTTATTACGGAACAAGAAGTTGAACAGGTTTTATGTAAATCTGTACAGTGCATTATTCTAGAAAACAAAGAATGGAGTTAGTTATGGATTCTCTGCTTCAAAGGTCAATAAAGTCTTTTCTTCAAACATCTGTAATAGGAGATGGATCTACAACGATTCATTGGGAACTTTGGAAAACAGGAATGCTTAGACTTGACCTAAATGAAAGAACAGTTTTGCATATCTGGGATCATAGATATTACCACCCAAAAGTAACAATGGTTCATGATCATCCGTTTTTTCTAAAATCAAGAATTGTTGCTGGAAAATTGGGTAATGTCAGATATATTCCTCATGGCCAAGGAGATGTTTTTTGGAAAGCTAAGATTCAATGTGGAGTTGGTGCTTGTATGATTCAAGATCCAGTTCGAATTCACTTAATACGGCATTCTACCGAGGAATATTCTCCAGGGGATTCTTACCAGCAATTTGCCGAAGAAATTCACGAAACCAAAATCTTCCCTGATGGAGCAGTTACCATGGTAACTAGAGATTTTGGATCTGACCGAGACAATGCTCACGTGTATATACCAGACGGGTTAGAATGGGGAGATGCTTTTCCGAGACTTGCCACAAATGAGGAAGTTACGGACATTATCCAAAGGGCTTTGCAACTATTCTGAAAGGAAACAATCATGGCAAAAGAAATGCCTGAAAATGAATTCAAACAACGGTTACGTGATGCCGGATGGTCTGAGCAAGATATTGAAGATCATTGGAACGAAATTCAGAGTGACGATGAATCTGGATATGACGGGCCGTAAATAATGTGGGATGACACCTATCTTCCATTATTCAAGACTGTTGCTGGAAAATTCGTTCAAACCATTAGATTTGCCGACCAACTTTCAAGAAAGAGGTTCCAAATTACAATGACTACAGGAGATATCAAAAAGTGTGAAGAAGAAACTGGTCATGCTCGTGTTCCTGGTCGTAATCAATGTATGTGTGGATATCGAAGTTATCCATGTGAAGATTGCGGAGAACACACGTTTCATGCTGAAACCTGTCCTCAACGTGTTGGTCCAAAGTAAATGAAAACTATAATTGCTGGAAGCAGAACTATCTGGGATTATGGATTAATAGATCAGGCTGTTTTTGAATCTGGGTTTGACATAACCGAAGTTGTTTCAGGATATGCCCAAGGAGTTGATGCTGTTGGAGAAGCTTGGTCACTTGTGAATAACATTGGGAATGACCACGGATATGCCACTCCATTCAGAGCTAACTGGGATAGGTATGGTCTTGCTGCAGGGCATCGAAGGAATAAAGAAATGGGTGATTATGCAAAAGCCCTAATTGCAGTATGGGATGGAAAAAGTCGAGAAAACGTCGACGATACTATTAATAAATCATTATGTATTTGTGGCATACTAGGTCGCGTTAAGGTATAAGATGGTAGATAACTGAGCATATCAACATAAGCACAATTAGATGCCATCTTTTATAAAACCTTGTAACCCGTTTCATTCGGGTAAATCACGAACTAATGGTGAAAAATCCGTATCTGAGTAAAGATTGTCATCATAAAGTTGAAGAGTCATTGAATCTCCGAGCCCAGTTTCAACAGTCTCTAGTTTCTTTCTTACCATAAATTTCCGATTTTCCCAGTTAGCCGTGTCATTAGTTACTAAAACCACGTCAGCTGGTATTACGTGATAGGATCTGGGAGAAGCTTTCATTGCAGCCATTTGATCCATGTCACATAGCATTCTGGCATAATAGCTGGCAATCCTTCTTGCTTGAGACCGATACATAGTTCCACCGTTGATGGTATGTGTTTTGATTATTCCGCCATCCTCAATCTGAAGTGCTTCGCGGTCAAGAATTACTGGAGATGTTTCATTTAGGAATTTATCATCTCGGTCACGAAATTGAACTATGACTTGGTTAAATCGAGATTTTCTGTCAATGGCAAAACTTCTAAAAGATCCTAAACCCACTTCTGCTAAATTGAGTGTAAATACTGGTTCTCGAGTAGCCGGTGACATGAACCGAATTTTGTCATTTCGGTATGTCTCAGTACCGAGACTAGACCATTGCCAATCAGCACAAGCAATTTGACATATCTGATCAATAGAAGTGGCTAAATCGTAAGGTGGAATAAAGAATAATCCACATTCAAATCTCTTGATGTTTCGTAACAACCCGGCAGTTGCCATGTTTAGTGGATCTCCTGCTGTGATTCCAGCTACTGTGTCGACCAGATAAGTTCTTATAGCCGGATCAGCTATGTAGAAATATCCTAACCAAACATTAGGAACTGTACCAATATAGATACGATAGCCATCATGATCAGTAGGCGGAGAAGGAGGAGTTTTTTCATCTCCCTTAATTAACCAGTTTATTTGAAATGCCGTTTGACCAGTTCGTAGAAATATGGAATTAGCTTTGGTTTCAAAAGTCTTAAGACTGGCACTACTTTCGTTAGCTCCTTTCATTGCTGAAACCCTGACATAATAGGTTGTTCCAGGAACAAGACTTCCACTTCCAGTTGGAGTTAGGCTTAGAGCTTGAGGACTGTATTTCTCATCGTCATCTGGAATTAATTCATCATTAAAATCTCTCCAATCCACCCAAGCTGGAAAATTTACAATGCTTGGTAATTGTTTACCCCACCGAAGAAGTTGATCTGCCGCCACATTGGCTGGATTAGGTTTGAAGAAGTAGTAATTTCTGGGATCTCCACTTCCTATTGGATCTCCGTCTTCATCGATTTGAACTCCGGCTCCATCAAAGTTAGGAGTTCTAAGAGTTCTGTAAATTCCAAACAATTTATCAGTCTGATCTTCAGTTATTCCAGATTCACATTTGGCTGAAATATATGCAGTCCAAGGATGGGGAGGGTCATCTGGAAAACGAGCATCAGGAGCATCGTCTTCTTCTCCAGGATGAAAATCATAATCGGTTTCGTCAATAGGAAAAGCATCTACATTTAAGAGATCCACTCCATCCCAAGGTCCTTCTCCCAAAGCATTTTGTTTTGTCCTTTGAATTCCTTCTCCTACTGCATCGTCAAAATGCTTAATAGGAAATCCACGTACAGGCTGATATCCATACGCTATTGGGAAACGTTGGAGCTTGTCTGTTAGGTCGATTATGATACCCATTTTTTAAATACCTAAATTCAGAGCACCCACAGCCGAAATCAGTGCCCGTGCAATTTCTTTCTTTCCGCCATCATTGGGGTGCGTTCCATCAGCTGAGAGGCTGGCAAGATATATCGCCGCGAACGCTGAGAAGTCAGCTAGCACATCGCCAAACGTTGCCCAGTTGTCAACTAGACCGGCGTTTACGATATTCATCATGAACTCAAAATCGGCCCCAGTCATAGAGGCATGCAGATTTGAGTTACGAGGCAGGCATGGTATAACAACTATTTTTTCCGTAGGATGTGCAGCCTTGCGAGCCGCATAATAGTTAGCAATGGCGGTGTAGGCTGCGTTTGCCGCTGTGGTTGTATCTGTACTTCCTAGGTCGGTATTTGCCAAGTCGTTGGAGATTTCCCACCCGACAAGAACGTTGAAATCTTTTGAACCATCAAAGCCAGCATCTTCACTGCCAGAAGCATTGGTAGCCATATCCTGAGTTGTAGCTCCTGCAGCGGCCCAGTTGAATGGTGGGCTGCTTGCCGGATTCATGGCTTGCATGAGGAGCATAACAATGGTGCCCTCTTGCAGAATCGAATTTCCTGAGAACAAGAACTTCGTATTTGCTGGAGGCTGCGACTGCACGGCCAGATCCATTGCCCAGCCGTCAGGATCAGCGAAGTGGGCATTGATGGCGTGTCGGTCTGTCTTTCCATGTACATCGCTGTAATGAATATCTTCTCCAAACTCGCCATTATAAAAGTATGCATTGCGGTCATTAAAGAGGTATTTTTCAGCAGCTGCAATGCTAGTGACAATCGAATACAGAGTCCAGTCTGTCGACTTTTTTTCAAGAGTGTAATTGGCTAATCGACCATTTACGTAGAATTGACTATCGCCATAAAGTGCTTGAGCGCCTCCCGGACCCGAGGCAAAAAGTGCAGTGCCAGACTCACCTAGGAAGGGATAGGTAGAGTCGTCACCAATCATTACCGGGCCGTTAGCAGATGTTCCTGTTGCGTGTTTCACGAGAATATAGAGTTCTCGCAGAGCCGTTAGCCGTGTATCTTCAAGGAAGTCATTTGCACCGTCGAACACGACGCGCCTCTTGTTATTTTGCCCGCCAGTCAGATAAAAAATTGGCTGCTTTGCGGCGTCGGCTTGAACAGATGGGTCATTGGCCGGGCTTGAGTCCGGGAACGATGCAACGGCTACCGCATCGGAAAGTGCAATGGCCAGAGGGTTGCGCCATTTCAGCAATCCTGAATAATCATTCGCTTCAAACGGGCCAGTCACTTCAATGGTTTGTACTCCAGTCCAATCGGAAACTCCGTATGCATTGAAAGCACGTCCACGGTAATCCCATATGCCATCTTCTGGGTTGTCCTCTAATGCAAGAGCTTCTCCTGTTGTAACACTTACCTCTGAACCTCCTACAAGCGACCAGTCATTCTCACCTGTCGGACTGCGTTCGACGCGATAGCCAGTCGCTCTGGGCGTCGGCGTTGTTGTTATAAGCACGCTGCCAAGGGCCAATGAAAGTTCTGGAACATCAGGAGCAAGAGGAATGATGACTTCGTACGGAAAGACCTCTCTGATTCTGACACTCCACGAATAGCTATCTGCATCATTATAGTGTAAACTGAAATCTGAATCAAATTCAAAAATTCTGATCTCTTCAGATTGTGGATCAAAAAGTTCAAAAGTATCTCCTGGGTAGTGAGAATCCCAGAAAGCTTTCACTTCTGTAAACTCTTCATGAGAACTGTCAGCAGCGCCAAGTTCCCATTCATGAATTGGGACATTGTCGCCAAAACTCCGCGATTGAGATGGACCACTAATTGGTTGAAAAACCAATACGGTTTTCTTGGCTGTGACGGGGTTTTTCCATTCCCAGAAATTTGAAATTCGATCCACGGTAGTATCCTTTCTTTACATCATCAGGTAAGGTGAAATTATTTCGTCTCCGTAGCGACCTTTCCAGTTGCCAACTTGATTTCCCCCGCTTGTACCAATTCCAGGATGAATAGAATCATTGGGGTCTAAAAGTGGAACAGTGCTAATTGGTTCTCTCCATTGGAATTCATCAGCAATTGTTCGTCCAGAAACAACAACCGAATCTATAGATGACATCAGAGTCATAGAAACCGAAGAATCAGAGATTTCTCCAATGAAAAGTTTACCAGGCATCTTTGCATCCCAAATAGCTTCTGTTGAAGGAAAGTCTGGATCTATGAACAATATGCCAGTAACTGCTTTAGCTTCGTCCAATTCTCGAATAGCTTTTGTCTGTTTTTGACCAAATGTAGGATCAACATTGGTTACTTCGAATTCCTGCATGTCGACGTCAACTCCAAGACTCAAGTCTAATTCACCAACGTCTCTTTCAAGACGAGCCGAATATTGTTGAGTCTTGTCAAACCGATCTACAAAAATTTCTCCAGTTGAAAAGAACCATTCTGATTCATCAACAAGAATAATATCCAATGTTGTATGAGCCCCGCAATGAGGAGTTGCTAATAAATCCTCTAATTCTGGTCGAATTTCTCTTGGCATTAGACGATTTTTCTTTCCTTGACCCCCAATTTATAGTTGTGAATAACGGCTTTCTTAAATTTCCTACTCTTAATTACAGCTTCTGCTAATCCGTCTTTGTCAAGATTTACCTCCAAAGAATCAATATGTAGAATGGATTCTTCAGAACTTGCCGATTCTCCTACCGTTCCTCCATGTTGATGAGGTTCAGCCGTAGCCATCTCTTGCCGGTTCAGAATCTTAGTTCCCTTTGGAGCATACATGTACTGAGAATCATACCCCAAATCTTTTCCAAAAATAGTATGAACCACGTTAGTTCCAGGATACTTGACCCCTTCCCCAGGTCTTACCTTAATCAGCTGGTCTATGTGGCTGATTCCTCCTGAAGCAAACACTGGATTCATTCGAACTCGGTCATTAGCTCTTCCCTCTGAAGCTCTAGCGGCTTCTTCAATCAATGGCCAGATAGCGATCGTCTTACCACCCGGATCTACTACCCGACCTGAAACTTGTTCCCACCAAAGAGTGGCATTTCTCCGAGTCTTAGAATCTTTTAGAGTATTGACCTGAGCCATGTAAGCAGCTCCGATTTTATCCCATTCAACTTTAGCTTGAGCCACGGTAATATCACCAGTTCGAGCTTGAGCCAAAAGTTGAAGAATATTTGCCTGAGCGTCAGTACCCCATTCGTTTCGTTTCTTTTCTTCCATCTGCCGAGCTTTATTCTTTGCCAGAATAATAGCACCAGCAATTAGAAGCGGACCTGCAATCAGAACAGCTGGACCAGCGATTGCCATGAATCCGGCAAGAGCCGGAGAAACCAATCCTCCCATAGCAGTGAAAGCTGCCATACCAAGAGCACCACCAATGCCGGCACCACCAAGCATTCCAAGTATTTGACCAGCCTTAGATTGTCCGCCAGCCATTGCACCAAGTCCAGCTCCCGTTGTGAGACCTAGCATAGAAGCCATTTGACCAAAGGCAACTCCAAGACCACCGAATGACGAGCCGTACTTAGTTCCTGCTAATCCAGCATCTATTGGGAAATTTTTGGCAGCCCAATCACGCCATGGGGTGGCGGAAGTAACATTCGAAACAGATCCAGGCATAGAAGCTGAAGAAGCCGAATTTCCGCCTCCACCAAATAATCCTGGTAATAAGGTCTTAAGAAGATTTGATCCACCTGATGTTTGAGAATTGTTGTTTGGACCAAAATTTCCTTGAACGACATTTCTGAATGAACCAAAAGAATTACCTCCGTTACCTCCACCCATCAACAGTTTGAAGAATGGAGATAGGGCTAATCTGATAAAACCACTCAAAAGATCTTTTACCAAGCTTCCCAGTATACCCATCTTACTGGTTATTTTATCCAATGCCATGTCGATTATTGAGAAGGTTTTGTCAACAACTGCCACCTTATAATCGGCAATAACATCGGTAATGCTTCTTTGATTAGCCAAAAATTCAGTTACCTTAGCATTGGCAATTTCGGCATGATAGACAGTAGCATCGGCAATCTTTACCTGGTTGTAAACCATGGATTCTCTTGCCTGATTAGAAGCTTCCTGAATATCTCGAATAGCTTGAAAATGGGCTTTTCTTTCTCTGTCAGATTGATCAGCTCCGTTATTAGCAATGTCATTTTGCAGTTTGATAATGTCTGCTTTTAATGCAGCATGAGCTTCTAACCGAGCTTTGTCTGCATTTGACCAAGTATCCTTATAAAGTTGTGAATTAGTATTTTCCAGATCTCTTAAATCATTTTCCAACAACATTATAGAAATAACTGTGGCGCGTGCAGCTTCACGTCTGGCAACCTGCATCCGAATATAGTTGTCTAGATAATCAGTATCCAAATCAATCAAAGTCTGTTCAAGCTTCATCTGATTGTCCAGAATATCTTGAACCGCTTTGCGATCAGCCGCAGTTCGATTTCCACTGGCTCTTTGTCGAGCTTCGGTTATGATCCGTTCTCTTAAATAACCAGGATCCGTAGTTTGAGATTTAATGGCATCAGCTGAATCGTCGTCATAAATCATGGTAACGGTACCATCGGGATTACGACGAACCAGTTTTGACCTGGCATAACTAGTCTCAGATGCAGGAGAACTTATTGTTGAAGTGGAAGTATTTCTTGCATTAGCTCCGATCTTTTCAGCAATTGCAGCCACATTTAGGTCAATTGTAGCGGCATGTGCCGCAATAGTCATAAGTTCGGTTGGAACTACTGGAGCATTTATAGTTCCCATCCGATCTTGAATGCTTTGACGAATTCCTTGCTCAGTTTCTCGGTCCCCTCTCATGATTCTCAAGAATATGGCATCTTGAGCTCGTTGTTCTCTGATGGTATCTTGAGACCGACCAAGGTCTCTTTGTAAAGTTTGATAGGCTTTAAGAGTCGATCCGACTTCATCTTGAACAGCATCTTTCCGAAGTCTTGATTCGGCAATTACACTGGCTGTTAAGTCTTTTTCAGATTTAGCCCTGTCTCGAATGGCAGTCTGATACTTAATTTCAGCCAATGTTCCAGCATCAACTACTGGAAGTAATGCTTCCTGCTGAACTCGAGCTAATTCAGCCAAAGCGTCACTTTGTTCATTAGATACTTTACGAACCCCTTCGAAGATGGATTTCATTCGATCCATCTGCTTGACATAAGATTCAATATTAGCAAGATCCTGTCTTTGTTGTTCAGGGGTTCCAAATACTCTGAATTGTGGAACAGGTTCATCCAAGATCAAACCCATCTCATTCCGAAGCTTGAATATGGATTCGAATCCAGCTTTAACTTTTTGAAGTTCTTCCAATTCAAAACGAAGTTTGAATTCCTTTGAACCAACTTTTTGTAAGGCTTCAATTTCGAATCGGATGCGTTTTACCTGTTCTTCAAGCCGATCCATAGGAGATTTTGCGCCCTTGCCAGCAGCATATTGATCATCTCCTTGTAATCCACGTTTCTTTAATTCGGCAATTCTCTGAGCATACTCGATTTCCCGATCTTTGTCTTCTTGATTAATGACTCCTTCAGCTTTCCTACGATGCATCACCATAGCACCCGGAAAGATTGGAGGAAGTAATTCGTACCATTTAGCTTCTCTCAGAACCTCTATATTGATTCGAAATTCCCGCAAAACGAAATTGGCAATTTTACCAAAAACTTCAAAAGCCCCACCAGATTTAAGAATTAAGCTAACTAATCCTTCCATCAGAGACGTAAGCTGAGGAAGAATCTTAATTCCCAAACTAACCCATAGACCTTCCCAAGCAAGTTTGAGGTCCATAGTAGCTACGGTAGCAAGATGAGCCTTAACGGCTCCGGATTCATCAAGTTCAAGTCCATATTTCTTGGCTTTTTGTTGGGCAATAGTGAATCCGTTAGCAATTTGCTCCAACATTTTTGACTGTCGTTCAGCATCACGACTAAACAATTGCTGCGAAACCGTTGCTCGAACATTTTGGTTATTCAATTCCGTGAAAGCTTTTGCCAGTGTAAAAATTTGTTGATCTGGGTTTGCTTTCCGGAGTTCTTGGAAATTAATCTTCAATGTTCTTAAAGCTCTTCCAGCTTCAGAAAAAGGTTTATCTAATCCACGCTGAATCTGAATTTGGGTTCTTGTAAATGTCTTAGCAAGAGAATCTACATCCGTAGATGTTTCCTTTGCAATGACACTTAAGGTCGACAGGGTTTTAACCGTTAATCCTGTAGACAAGGCCAGTTTGTAAATTTCATCTCCATAAGTCGCAGCAGCCGTAGACGATTTATAAATTCCAATCGTAAGAATAGCAAAAACCGCTATTGCGGCAAGAATTGCAGCAACCACAATTGCCACAACTCCCCCGGTAGCGACCATGGCTGACGAGAAGCCTTTAGTTGCGATTGCGGCTTCGTCAGTGCTTCCTGCCGCACTAGCGACTGCCGTTTCAAGTTGGCTTAATTCTTTCTTGTAGTTTGTAACACTTATAGCCGCTTTTGAGATTCCAGTTGACTGAACGTTTAAGGATTTAGCTGCTCTAGATTCTAATCTGACATATGCTGACGAAAGCTTTTCAACGGCTGCTTGATTTCCAGAATAAGCTATTGCGGCTTTAGGCCCAAGTTTTTCTAGAACCAGTAGATATTTTTCCTGTTCAGTTCTAGCCTTGATAAAAGATTTGAAAAACGGAGCATCTACATTTGCACCACCCAGCAAATGTCTTGCAGATGCCGAAATATCATTTATCTTGTCCCGTAGTGCTTCAGAACTCTTACTGCCAACGACCTTAAGTTTTTCAAAATCATTTTGGGCTTTAACCAATCCTGTTTGCAGATTTAGGACACGTTTATGAACGGCATCTTCTAATGCGGCCCCAGCTTTAACTGATGCAACTTGCCCAGATTTACCCATACCTTCGTATGCGGCGGATAAATCTTTTGTGGCCCTTAAAGCGGCTGGAAATGCCGATGGATCTGTTCCTAAACTAGCTATAGCGGATTTAATGGTTTCTAAAGCTACCTTTGCTTTATGTCCAGAATCTTCAGTGTCTTTTCCAAATCGGTTATATGAAAGCCCTAATTTAGCAACACCAGCTGCAACATAACCAACATTGCCAACGGTCTGTCGAGCAAGTTGCCGAAAAAGAAAATTGTTCGTTTCGAAAACACTAGTCAAACGACTAATCATTGAGCTAGCGGATCTAGTAACATGTTGATCGGTTTGGTTAAAGATATCTTTGGAGATTCGTCCGAATTCTCTTGCTTGTTTGTCTCCGTATTTTCTGACATCTTCAGACATCTTTCCAATGTTGCCACGAACTGAAGCGGCCCCAGCAGCAGTATGGTCATTGATGTTTACGCCTATAACGACGTCGTAATCATCTTGCATCTGATTTTCTTGAAGAAACTTTGGGTTTCGATTTCTTAGAAGAATCTGGAACTAATTCTTGGTTATACTTTGCTCTTCCTTGCCACAAACCCATTAGAGCAAAAATAATTCCTGGTTCCATCCCTTCAAGTTCTTGGGGACTTGCCCGAACAAAGTTGTTCTGAATAAGACTATCCCACCACAATGCTTCGGCCACGGCAACATGAAATGGCTCTTTCGGAGGCTTGACTTTTTCTGGATTGTCTGCCTTGTGCCACGTGTAAGACCACGCCGAAAGAGCCTCTATGATTCCCGGCCTGATTTACTAAACGTAGCAACCATTGCTCCAGATTGTTCCACCTTAAAATGGGGATTGAAATACTTCAGAAAAAGTTTTCGGTCATCGTCGTTTCCTTCAACATATTCGTGATCCAATGTACCATCGTCTTTAAGAAAAACGACTTTCGAATAGTTTGGATCAACGATAACCGTTTCAAAGTATTCGTCCATGAAATGAACACCAGTGGATAAATCAATGATAGTTTTTACAACTGGAAGATCGCCGGCACGATCAGTAATTCCATATGCAAAACCTTCCCTGAATTTAGACCGGCGATTTTGTCCAGGTCTTCGAAACTTCAATAACAATCTGAAATCAGGTGCTTCAGGGTCTCCGATCATGAATTCAACAACCATGTGACCGGGTTTCTCAAACAAAAAGTCATGCTTTCCAGCTCCAACAATCTGTTTGACTATCGCCTTGCAATCCAAATACTTAACGTTGAGAGCAATTTTCCGTTCGACAACAATCTCAGTCATTTGCTGGTAACTGAGTATTTCCGGTTTCGCATCATCTTCGTTGGATTCTAGTATCCCCTGAAGTGCTAAAGAATTGAAAAATTCAGAATGTGCCTCATCCACACTTAATCGATCTCGAGACCGATTTTTGGTCATTGTTTCTGTGATTCTCTCAGTAGCCTCTTCCTTCTTGAGAAGAATCCGGAAATTATCAGAATCCAATCTCTTAAATTCACAAATCAAGGAATACTTGGTATCCCCATCTTGAAATCGATCCATCACCTTGAATGATGGTTTATTCACTGGATATGGTCTAACTGTTTCAGAGGATCGATTGTCGGTTACTGTTGTTTCTGCAGTCATGGTATCTCCTTTGAAGATTCATGTAAAAAAAATCCCGTCATCTAGCCTTGAGCCAAATGCGGGTATCATGCGAAAGCGCCGCTATAGTGCGGACGAGGGACCTAAGTCGGTGTGTGGCAGGCCCAAGCCCCTCGTATGTGCGTCAGGCAGTTCGGAGGCTACCTTAATCACGAAACTAATAGTAACACAAAAATTTCCACGTGTATACTACTATTTTACTCACCACTAGGTATTGTAGGTCGCGTTGAGAGTTAAGATGGTAGATGTCATGAATATAGTTATATGCCTATGTAGTACCATCTTTTAGGTCATTATTTAGCAGGTCTTTCGATAGAACCAGGTTCTGAAGCCTTTACAGTTCCAGGGACAGGTGGAGTTGTATTAGATGTGCCATTAGCCATACCGAGAGGTTCGGAAAACGATCCAGTAGCTTCCATGGATTTGGGTGGTTCAAATGATCCCGGAGATTTAATAACTCCTGCTGCAATGTCTTCAGAGGTAGTTCGAGATGTGGCCATTGTCACATTATCTTCGATTGGAGGAGGAGAAGTGACATCAACAAGGTTTCCAACTCTAGTCATCACTAAATCTTTACCTTTGGTAAATTCAGGAATCGAAGATTCTCTGGTTCGGTGAGCAACCATCTGAATTTCCTTTTGATATTCGTCCGCATGAAGTATGGCAACATCATTACGAACTTCTGTCAAAGTTCGGCCATCAGGCATCTTGAATTTATCGGGATCTTTCGATCCCTCTAATTGAATTGCCCGTTCGATACGGTTCTGGTTGTCAAGCGGATGGCCCGCTTTTTGATCTTCGGTCATGATTTTACTCCAAAGTACTGTTGTCGGTCCGAACTCGTTGAATGGCAAATCCACCTGAAACAGCATCTCTCTTCACGTAGAATTCCAAATTCAATGCAGCATCATCTCCGTCTGTGTCAGCAGCAACGGCCTGAACTTCACAAAGTGGAAATTTCCACTCAAATTCATAGTCATAAGCCGTTGCGCCAATCTTTTCGTCACTGACAAAAAGGTAGGTGAGAGACGTGATTGGTTGTCCAGATCGTGCTAAGGTGAATTCATAGAGAGAGGCATCCATTGCCACTTTCAATCGAGCAAAAGGATCCCGGCGTCCACGATGAATGTCTCGAGCGTAAGCTCCAGAAAGTCGGTCAGCCGGATTAATAAATGGATCACCTGGAAGTTGACGAACTACCATGTTATTGGCGTTTCCACAAGAACCACTTAGCAGGTCTCCTTCGTTTGCATAATCAATCGTGGTTCCATCAGAAAACGTAACCTTTGTCGCCGCAGGATGGAACAACTTATGTTCTCCTGCATCAGGAGGAACGATTGCAGGAACGACGTCAGCTAATCTTTTCCAATATCCAGTATTAATCAGAGCTGAAGAAAAATTAACGTCTCCGTCCCCTTCAAAAGAAATTTCAAAATTATTAACACCCATTGATGGCCATAAGAAATCATAACCACCCAAGAAAAATGCCATAGTAGTTAGCTTTGGAATTCGACCCTGAGCTTTGGTTTGCTGGTTTGTGATGATGTCATAAGCGCCAGATAATGCTACAACCTCAGTTGCCGTTCGAGTTCCGCTAAGATTCCGTGCTCCAAGGCTTGCAGCCGTATCATTATTGAGCTGACCACCGATAGCAATTTGTCCAGGATTCCACCAACCTCGACGAAGTTTTTGAGACCTCTCTTGACCATCACCAATCATCGTTCCTGGATTCTTTTGAAGTTCAGGAATAGGTGGCATCATGGCATTCAACCGCATGCCCTTATGTTCTGCTGTCAGAAGCTTAGGAGTATTGATGGCAGATTCAGGCGTCTTGGACATAATCGCCTGAAGATCGGTTAACTGAAAACGTATCGGCATATCAATCTCCCTAAGAAGGAATTTGTGCAGGATGCAATCTTATGGTAATAACCGACATTGATTGTCGAACCATGGCATCACCCATTCTTGACAACACTCGAGTTTCACGCCATCCAATAATTCGTTTAACTCCAGTAACTCCAAATGGTATAGTACTCCAAAGTGTTGCAGCTGTTAGAACAATTTCCTTGTTCTGTCTAAAACCAGGATTGTCACTAATTATTCCTGGATAATCCTGATAGAAATTATCAATTCCAAAATCAAGTTGCCATGGCATACTTCTGACAGTATTGTCAGGATAATCACGCATGCCTTTCGGATAAATCATAATAGCATGAACTTGCTTCACATCCTGACCGGTTTGATTCTCGATATGCCGATCTGAACGGAGCATATTTGCCCATGCTCTATGATCCGAATCAACCACTAGCCTGTCAAATACCTTTGGAACTTTCTCTCCAGGAGTAACATCAACTGGAACTAACTTCTCACTGATAATTTGGTAAAGCCTTGCATTGACCTGTTCCGTGAGTGTTACTAATTGTTCTGGAGTCATTTACCTAATCGCCATCTCAAAGCATCAACAACCCGATTGTTTTGAAGCCCTTCTAAAAGAAACTCAATGGCTTTTTGCGCAGGAAATCGACCTGGATATGATGCTTGACCTTGACCTCGTTCAATCCAACCGATTTCAACTACCTTAGCATGATTAGCTCCAGCTACCACATATTTCCGATGAGAATCTCCACCACTCGGGCCTTCTTCAACGTGAATGGAATAGAGAAGTTCTCCGGTATCTACCGCCCCTACTACCACTACATAATATTTGTAGGCGTCTGATAAATACTGAGCCGAAGCATCACTTAATTCGTTAATCGGACTTTGAAGTTCTCTTGAGAGGTGCATGACACCATCAGGAACTTCAATTGTCATGCTAAGATTTAGCATTACGGCTCAGGAATCCATCGGCTTCCTCTGGGTCGTCCAGTAGCCTTCCAAAGAAGAATCGGGCCTTGTTCCGGTTTAGCCGGTTCAGTTAACTGGTAAACCCACCCATCAAAGACCAAATCCGTTGTTTCTCTCAGACTGGCAATATGTTCATCTGACATAACCATCAGAGTAATATTGCCTGACCTATCAAAAGAGGGAATGAAATCTTTGGTTAATTCGACCAACGGATCATATTGCCTAACAACTCCGTTAAACTTAAGCAATTGGATTCTGAATCCTGATCCATACAAATATGGTCTAATCGAATTAACGGCATTTAAGATTTGACCTTGTAATGGAGATGCCACAATTTAAGTCCACCAAGGTTCCATCATAAATGGGCGTCGATATTCAGAAGAATCCTCATCACGTTCGGGCCTTCGAATAACGAAACCACCTCCACCGTCCCCAGTCGAAATCCCCTCAAATTTGACCAGTATAGCTTTCCAAGCAATCATACGGTCACGCCAAGAGAATTCCATATCCCCAAGATTAATGCGTGAAGCCGCTTGACTGAATTTGGCAATAAGCGATTCTGCTAAAGCAACCAGTGTTTTAGGTTCGCTATTGCCGTTGTAAGCATATACCGCATCATAAATGTCATCTAACAACAATTCCGTAGCTTCGTCTCCGCTAGTATCTCCTAATTGAAGACGGAGTCTGTCACGAACTGCTGGTAACGACGGATCAAATGACACACTGTTCCTTTTATTCCATCAAGGCCGCGATTTTTTCTCCGGCCTGACGAACTCTGGCTTTATGTTCTGCCTTGACTCGCTCAGGAGAAACCATGTCATCCTGATCAACCGTACTACTTGCGGTCAATGTTCCACGGACATTACGAACAATTCCTTTTGGAAGCTCCTGCCCTGTAGTTGGATCGATCTGGTCTTTCGAGACCTTCGATGTTTGGGATTGGAAAGATTGAGCGGTCGGTTCAGTCGATGTTGACGGACCAAGTTCTTTTGTAGTGGTTTTCCCAGAAGTCTCACCAGATCCCGTAGAACTTGGAGATTCAGTGAAAGGAGCTACAGCTCGAATCTCATCCAATTTCACCGGGCCAATTCCATCAATCGAAAGAAGCTCTTCATCTGTGGCTTCGGCGACTTCGGATTCAGTTTCGTAACCTTCTTTTTCCAGCAGGTCTTTGCTGGAAAAGTCTCCACGTAATGCCATGATTAGCTCCTTAAATTGGAGCGGGAGAGGCTATCCGCAAGCAACAACCCCATCCCGCAAAGTTCAAACCTTTAAACGATCTTTACGGGAATGTCGGAGGATCGTAACCACCCGCAGCGTCGATATGAATCAGAGTTGCAGCTACCCGGTTGTTCACATTAATTCCAAAAGTCTGAAGCACTGTTGCATCAGATAATGGAAACATAGAACGTGACCGAACGTAAGCAGCCCGACCTTTCTTTTCGTCGAATTTCCATACCAAAGGATTCCCGTTGGCGAGATTTCCAAAGGTTTTGAAAATTGCAATGTTCGGACTTGAGAAGTCAGTGATTGGTTGCCGAACTCGAATGTTTTCGTCCAAAATTCCCACGTAGGTATTTGGATCAACCGTGGCGATATCGGAATTTGCACCGAGCCGCACAAACTGTTGGTCGGCCCGATAGAAGTACGGAGCTCCCAAAGCCACGATAGCATCGATCTGGGCTTGAGGAGCAATCAAATCGTACGGACCAGAAAACCATTTAGCGAGTCGAGTTTTTGCCGATTTAATTACGGCCAAAAGATTTGCGGCAGTATCACGGTAGTAATGAGTGTAACCACCGGGAAGGGCGGAACCATCAGGATAGGTGCCACTGAAAACGTTACCACCCGTACCTGATCCTGCAAAACCAGGAGATGTTGCCGACGTTTTGATGGAAATTCGAATCTCAGCATCTGAAAAAAGTCTCTTCAGGATCTCTTTTCGATACAGGAGACGCATTCCCATGAACAGCGAATCCACATTCGTAAGAATCCTGGTAAGAGAAAGATCCTCGAGACCATCTTCCGTAAATCCGAGAGTGACGTCGTAACCTCTCATGGCCAACATGTGAGCTTGACCTTCCACAAATTGCGGACGAGCAATCGTATACTCTCCACGCTCCGTAATAACGAACGGCATCGGCATTGTGGTATCGGCAAACTCTTCGACAGTTGCCGGCGCCAACAAAGCAGCGAGAAGTGGATCAAGACCACGGTTCAACGCACCAAGTCGTTGGTCGAGTTGACGAAGGAGTTGCGGGAAATCATAACCCGAACGCGTCCGAAGACCTTCCAAGAATGTAGTATCGATGTTTGCTGGAAGATCGATATATTGAGTGTCAAGTATTCCAAACGGCATGGTAGCCTCTCCTCTGATTCTGAAATTACCGAACGATTATCTCAAAATTCCAAATTAGCGAATCTGGAATCGAATTCGACTGGGCTTGATGACTTTTCCAACCTGCCCGTAGGAGACCGGAGGAGCAGCAGCAGCAGGAGTGCCACCATTCGGTGTAGTATCCAATCCACCCGCTACTGCAGATGACGAATAAACCAAATCACCTGGGGTTGCTCCAGAGAAACCATCCATCTCGCAATGGATTCCGTAGTCAAACCCGCGTTGTCCAGCGTACCCGTCTTTCAGAGCGATGCCATCAGCCTCAGCATTAGCTCCAGCAGGCAGTTTCCTCATCAGAGGAAGATTGTCGTTCATGACTCCGGTGAATTCCAAAAGATTACCAGAAACCACGTCTTCCGTGAGTTCACAAACGTCAATCCACTCGTAACCGACGGGAGCCACGTGACGCGGCTTAACCATTACAATCGCAGCCATGATGAAATCTCCTCTTTAATTAGTCCCAGGCAACGTCGCCTTGATTGGTAAACCGATACTTCGAATCTGCGGGAGGTTGCTTTCCAGTGTCATCAGAAGAAGGTTGAGTGGCAGGAGGTTGTCCAGTAGACGAACCCGATGAAGGTCTTGATCCAGAACCGGCCTCAGTTCGAGGAGCCGGCGCGGATACAGCAGTTTTGAAGAATGGTTCCATCGTTTTCAAATCAGGCGTATTGGCAATATGATCAGAAAGTCTCTTATCGCCAACATACGGAACTTGAACATCGACATTATCAATCTTTTCAGGTTTGAAAGTAACGTCCACTCCTGAAAGCCTCATGGCAGTCCTGAATGCTTCCAGATTCGTGTACTTAAGAAACTTTCCAGCCGTTTCGTAAGCGGACTCACGAGCTGTTGCAGTTTCTTTTTCTTTCAAAGTCGGATATTCGGTTAGTCGAGTTTTGATTTCCTCTCCACTCAACCCCAGCTGCTTAATCAACTCCAAAAGAGTTGCATCAGCTACTGGAACTATCCGATGTCCTGAAGGAACTACCTTACCTTCAAGCTGGGTCTTATCGTTGGTCAATGTTGAATTGGCCGCGAGAAGTTCCTGCTTCTTCTTAACAAGCACATGATCCTCGGTAACTTGAGGATACCACTTGTTATCCTTACCCTGACGGTAGTTGTCTCTCCCCAAAGCTTCGGGGATTGACTCGTATTTGTCATAGACCTGAAAAGGCATCCTTAGGACTCCTGTTATCGGCTTGGCCGTGAGCTTGATTGGACTTGATCCGAACCATTGGAGATATACTAACACGTATATCTCCGCTTGTAAACAACTATTTTTCCTTATTTTTTCCTATTTTTTCCGAAAGGTTTCTTAGGTTTAGGAGTTTCCTTAGTTGCCGGATCTGTTGAATCAGCTTGACTTTCTGATGGACGAGTTGTATCAGATTTTCCTTGTCCTAATTGAGGTCTTGGAACTCCTTCCTCAATCTCTTTCAACATTTCAGCAATAATTTTGTCAGCTTCTTGGTTAGAATATCCCAATGTCCGTAAGGTTTCTTTAACCGAAACAAACGGTGCTCGTTTTTCAGCTACAATTGCCTGTGTCAAAGGATCACGCTTAGAAGCTGATTCAAAAATAGCCGTAACCAGAGCCTTTTCATCAAGATTTCCGCCACCGAAAGTGTTTTGAATTCTAATTGCCTTAAAAGCTGCCGTTGACCAAGCTGGACCAAACGAGGTTCCGATCGTTTCTACCTTGTCAATCATTGGCATTTCAGATCGAAGTAAAGCCTCTCCAGATGGCCAATCACCCGTGATGAGATGCATCGGAATTCCGGATTGTCGAGAAACCGCTTGAAGTTTAATGTTGAGGAGTCTTTCCAATTCAACCAATGACCCAGGTTGTATCATGTCAAAATCAGCATCTTTGCTTGTATCTGTAAAAAATGCTCCTGGTTCAGGTCTGAATTTGATGTCAGAAGCAGACCCATCAGGATTTTTAGGAGGGGTGATTCCAATTCCCTTCATCATAGGAAACCCAGCAAACCGACCACTTGATGTGGCATCCCGATGCACATCATTGATTTCATCCTGTAATCCGAGAAGCCCACCGTCAAGTTCAGACAATCCATAATGAGCATCAGGTTCATCCGAACCATCATCTCCTGTCCCATCATTTGGAACCTGAAGATTTGCAAAATGCACAAACGGGATGCCCAAAGGCTGACCAGATCTATCTATCCATTTTGGCCATCCTTCAGAAGGATCCCCTTGAATGACTCGTTTCTGCCACCCTCTGCCTTTGGCTGTGTATCTCTCAATATGATCGGGAAACCAAATAGTCCGCAAATTTTCTGTCTTAGTTTTCCAATCGCGTACGGCATATGTTGGCTCATCATTGTCGTCATAAGCAACAAAGAATCCATATTTGCCATTCCACCAGCGTTCTCTTGTTAAGACCACTCGATCTGTCCACGACAATCCAATGGCCGTATTTCCATCACGAAGTGCCGCCCAATGAATTGACGATGCAACTCGCGGAATCTTGTTCTTAACCCAGAAATCTCTGATAAATTCCAGTACAGCCGCATCAGCTACGTCAAATCTAGCCAATTTCAAGCGATTTCGAAGTTCGGATAATATTTTCTTGCAAATGTTATCGCAGAATTTATGGGTCAATAATCCACGAAGAACATACATCTGATATCCAGTCAACGTGGCTTTTTGTTTGCCTCTTGCATAATCCCGAAAATATCTCAATTTTCGAGCTTCTGGTAAAGCTAAGTCACGTTCGGTTTCAATTCTATCATGGATTGTTTCTGACATTTTGATTTTACTTTCTCAAGGCGTTTCGGCTACCAACATACCAAAGCTGACTTTTGAAAATTCGTTCATAAACACGGTATTCTGTAGGTTTTCCAGAAGGATTGTCATTTGTTCCTTTTTTCTGAAGATTTAATTCTTCATATCCAGAAGGCTCATTAGACCACGTCATCCATAAATCCCATATTCCGTATATCTTTGAAATTTTTCCGGACAATGCCCATGCCAACGATGGTGAATCTGAAAAACAAATAAACGGAGGTTTCCATAACCGATCTTTAGACCAACATCCTGGAACAAGTCCTCTCCTAAGGATTTGGTTATATTTTTGATGTGGGGACCAATGATAAAGAGGAAATGGTTCTGCCATTACGCTACCAACTCATTTCTGTCTTCTTGATAACGATCATCTTCATCATATAGGTAATTGTCTTGTTTTGCTGGACGAGCAGTTCTCAACAATCTCCCCATTAAGGCCGCGATAAAGGCAAACGCCATATCGTCTAATTCACCTTCAGGAGCGGAAAGCGTATTCCCTTCAATACTGGTTAGTTGACTGTATGTCGAAAAATCATAGACCATACAACCATCATTAAGAAAAGTATCTGCCGCAACATCAAACATATAGGTTTTTGTCCGAGGATTTTCTTGATAACCAGGTTTCCCGTCTCCTCCGTTTATGAGAATTAGGTTTCCCATCTCAGTCAACTTAAGAATGACAGCATGACCATGGTTATTCCGAAAAACCATGACATCAGCATTGTTGTAATACTGACCTATCCGATCAATGTATACGGCAGTAGTCGCCGGTTCGATTTTACCCTGCATGACGGCACAAGTCTCTCCAGTAGCTTCATCAAGAATACAGATTCCTGTGTCGTTGCTGGAAGGATTGCCTTCAGCCGGGTCACAACCAACGACGTATCGTCTACCAACTCTTGCAGGAATAAAAACTCG